GTGCGCAGGGTACACCGTCTATAGTCGCTTGCGACTTAGGCGGTGAGGAATGCGCTAACCAAGAGGCAATTTGAAGTGTACTCAGTTAGCACAAATACCCTGCTACTCCTTTCTTTAAATGATTAAGATATTTTTTCCCATGCAGAATGCATGGAATCTGTCGTCTTTACGATTTTAAGCTTTTTAAGGCTTGCAGATTTTTGACCATTTTTTGCAGGTACTTTGAACTCTACATTTACGGCACCCTTTTTATTGGTAAGGAGGCAAGAGCCTCCATGTCGCCGTCCGTATCCCACTTGATATTCTTGATAAGCATAGCTCACACCTCCGTGTTGCTTTCAGAAATAGCGCCGTCAATACTGGCAGCTTCAACGAGTCCACGAATGTATGTTTCTACCTTTTTGCCATAAGCCACATTGTCTAGATAATTCTCTACAACGCGAGCCGCATGTGCGCACCTGATTCGTTCATCATGGTCAAACTCTGTGCCGCCAAAGGGAATGAAGAAACAAAGCTCATGACCATCCTTATCTGTATTTTGGCCAACCAAAATTCTGAGGTCGGGGCAGTTCGAACAATGTTCCGTCTTGTTAAGTGAGGCATGGATATCATTCCACATTATCTGTGCCAGACACGGCAAGGCAGCGCCGAATAGGTTCATGATGATTTCGTCTGGAATCTCACAGTTGAGATTAGAGAAAATCTCCGATACCCAGTCCTTATCGTAGAGTACATCCAACAGCAAACCGCAGTGGCCGTTCAGGGTGACAACACGTTCTGAAACACCACTATCGGTGTTCAGCGCACTGTAAACGGCAGCCACGAACCGAGGAAGGTCCGATTTGGTCCGATACGTTAGGGCAGTATCTCCGGGAAGATAAACAGCACCGTTATTGTCGGTCCAGTAGAAAATGTTTTCGATGTTGTTGAGATTCATAATGTTGAACATGGTATTTACCTCCTGTAATTTTTGATGCAAAAAGGCGGGCCTCCCGGTATGGGAAGTCCGCCTTCAAGCGAAATTATGAATTGTACGAACGCAAAACGCGCCTAGTAGATGGTATCTATCGTACAATTTTTATAATATCCTGTTCGCACATCTGCGCAAGTGCGGTAACTCAAAGAGTTTCGAAGAAGGCGTTTGCCAAATCCTCATCGGACAGGTTATTCAGGTATTCTTCGAGCACGCATTCGGCTTCCGACATATTCACGGGATAACCGAGAAATTCTTCTACCGCCTCAGAGCCGCGAGCAAGCAGCGCATCAACGAGAATTTCGGTGCGGCATTCACGAATGGTCCGGTTCAGGTCTTTATCGGTGGTAGTACACCAGTAGTCCCCGTCGATATCACCGTGAGCTTCGATGGAATACAGAGCATCCAAAGCATTGTCAATATCATCGTCGTATTCATCGAGGATATCATCAATGCAGTGAACCTGATGCCAGTGTTCGCCGTCATCCAGCGAAACAAGGCGTTCAGAAATATCATCATTATCAGAAGGAGTCCCGGAAGCCTCAATGTCGAACACTTCACGGCTCTTTTGATTCACGCGGCATTGTGAAGCGAACGAAGCGCCGGACGAAAAGTTCGTTGCAAATTTTGCAACAATCACATCCGGTTCAGGGGCTTTGAGTGCTTCCTGGTATTCCGGCAATCCGCGATAGGCAACCCGCTTGGAGGTCCCATCTGGTTCCAGTTCATACACAGCTGAAATCACGTGCCCTTCATTGGCGAAATTCACGATTGCCCGGCACAGATTCAGCATCACGAAATGCTTATCGTTCAGGTCATGGGAGTCTCTGTCCGCCTGAACGGTAACGAGCTTGGACGAGCCGGTCATAGTCGAGATACGGTACAGATAATCGATGTTTTGCAGCTGATACATAGAGTCATTCTCCTTTTTGCTTATCAGAGGTGGTTGCGATATTTTCTTCGGTTTGCTTCGTTTTTTTGGCCTGAACCGCCATGCCAGCCTTATAGGCGGCGTAGATGGTAAAGGTCATATACATCATGATGTCATCCACCTGCCGGACCTGAATCTCACCGTAGGTGAGGATTTCCAGAAGCTTCCAGACGGTGGTGGAGCACATAACGAGCAGACACATGATAAATTTCCAGTCCATAAAATTCCTTTCGTTTTCAATCAGTCGTCATAGAACAGCCCCGGAATGATGATGTAGTCCTCAGCATGAGCTTCGATGTCTTTCAGCTGAAAACCGTTTGGGAAACACTTCCAGGAGTCGCCGTCATAAAACAGCTCACCGCATTCCGGGTTTGGATGGTTGTCGAGCAGTTCAGCGGCGTAGCGAAGAAGATAAGATTCGTTGGAATCCATTTCAATGGAGCGCAGGCAGGTATACATCGGCTTTGTGATATCGATGCCTTCTGCTTTATGCTTCTGCAATGCTGCACTGAACTCAGCCATTGCCATACACTGCGCACGTTCCTTCATGGTTTTCGCCCATTCAATGAGTTTTTGCGGTTCGCGAAGGCCCAGGATAACATCCTCGTCTTCGATGTTTCCTGCAATCTCGGATGTTGGGTAAATATTGAGGAGAGGGTCGTCGAAAGATGTCAGACGAGACGCAAAGTTCTGAAGAAAAGTCTCAGGATTGTAGGGATTTTGCCCCATACACTTGTTCACGGTATCGATGTCGGTCTTGATTAGGCAGGTTGCGTTAAACATACAATTTTTCCTTTCTCTTGATTGATATTTGTTTTTTCGGAAATGGTTGACAGAAAGCTGTCGGCACTCCTTTCTTGCAAATAAAAAAGCAGGCCCACCGAATTGGTGAGTCTGCTAATTTAGCTGCAGAATATGAATTGTACGCATTGGGCCAAAAGGCTGTTATCTATCGTACAACTATTATTGTACTTGTTCCGCAAGGCGCTGCAACAAGAAAAGCCCTAATTAGATTCGGAATCGTCAAACACGCCGAGCAGCTGCCCCACGCTCGGAGCCAACAGATAATATCTGCAGCCATCCTGCTCAATCACGAAAACAATATCCCCAGACCCGGTTCGGGCAGTGCTGTTGTATTTGGCTTCAATGCCGGATGGCAGAATCACGGATTTATCAAGAGGTTTGGGTTCCTTGATAGCAGCCGAACTTGTGATAAATACCCTGCCCTGATTCGTTTCGATTTTGGCAAGAGCGTTATCTACTTCAATCATCGAATTGTTCTTAACTGGAACGCCAAAGATTGTGATGGTCGGTGCGACATCGCAAAGAACCGCTCCATCCAAAAGCTGTTGTATCACTTTGGTTTGCTGCTGTTCTTCATTCACCTTGACAAGTGCCGTGACGACAAGGCTGGTATCCTCATTGATGTTCCTTGTTCCGGATATCAAGGCGGAATCATTTATCAGAAGAAAGTTGACGCCTTCTTCCTTGTGCCCATTCACAAGAGTCATATGATAGGCCCCAACGCAGGCAGTATGGTCTTGCGTCTGATACGATACCAGGCTCCTTTCACCGATGCTCTGTATCGGAATGCAGACCGTTGTATCATCCAAAGAGAGCGGCACACAGGAATTGAGAGTCAATTTGAGTCTTTCTTTGCTTGCAACAAAATTCATGTGCGGGTCACTTGCATCAAATGGAGTGATTTCTGTCGTTTCCGGCGTTGCTGGCAATAAATGAGATACAAACTCTGCAAATTCAGCCGTTTCCGGCGTCTGCTGTACCTTCTCCGCCAACTTTTCGTGCATTCTTTGAGCGTCCCTGAACGCCCAGATGCTTGTGACAAAAATCAGCAGCATCGCCGCAATCATCAGCCCTTCAAGCTTTTCTCCGTTGTTTTTCATGGTTCTCCTCACCCGATTCCCCGCAAAAAATACTGATTCAGTTTCTAATGATACGAGCATCGCAAGAACTGGCAAGCAAAGTGCCAACACAAAAGCCACCCCCCGAAACGGGCAGATGGCTCAGTGAAAGATTGGTTCAGAACGTATTAACCCTGGAAGAATCCCTGCAGCGCTTTTACACTGGTTGCAAGAATTTTGATATTGCGGTTATTTACCGTAGAGACAAACGGGATATACCCGGTCTCTTTGTCCTGCACGTTCCCGTATCGAACGGTGAGTCCACCGGGAAGATTCAGAGTTTTAGAGAATACGGTTTTGTCATAATTGAAAGAGAAAGTCGATACCAAAACGGTGTTGTCATTCAGCTGCAGCTGCAAATAGCCATCGTCCGCTTCGATTACGACATCGTCTTTTACGGTTTCTCCAAACACGGTTGTCGCAGGAGCTGTATCGGTGATTACTGCATCAGCAAGCAGCTTTTCAATCACTGCCTCTTGTTCCGTCTCCTGCCCTTCCTCGGCTTCAGCAGCAACGGTCAAAGTCAATCCTTCTCCCATCGTCCTTGTCCCCGACAGGATTTCCTTGTCGTCGTTTTGGAAAGTCACAACGGAGTCTTCCGTATTCCCTTCCACCAACGCAATTTTGTAATCCCCGATTGCGGCAGTGGAATTACCGGAGCAATAGGTCACCGTGCATCCGCCCTGCCCGGCAGCGGCGACAGGAATGCAGACAGTCACGTCGCCCAGCGTGACCGGAACATAGGAGCCGTCATCTGGAACAATGCCGCTTTTCGTCACGGTGAAGTTCAGCTCTGGCTCCAGAGTCTTTGCGGTTTCGGCTGTTGCAGCCGTCTCGGCAGTTTCAGCGGTTGCGCCATAGAACAGCAAAGGTTCCAGCCGCTCTTCATAATTCACCGTTTGCTGCAGCTCTGAAAGACTACGATTGATGCGGTTCGCGTCAACGATAGCAAAAATCAGCAATGCAGCAAGTGCTGCCATGAGAATCGCCGCAAGGCATGTCATCTTTTTATTATTCTTCTGCATAAAACTCAGCTCCAAAAAGTCAATGTGATATCGTGATAATTCGAACCGTTGCAGGTATACATGATGGTTCCGCTGCCTGTCGTAGCGCTCGACCCATCCTCATACAGCAAATCATAACCAGCGTTCACGCCGCGACAGATGCCGGTACATGTAAGCGTTTGTATCGAAGTTCCGCGATAAATATAAGCTTTCGTTCCAACCGAGCAACGCTTGATTTTCCAGAACCCCTGATTCCAGTGGTCCGCAACCAACATATAGTTTTTGAACGGAAAATATGCAGCGCTGTCCTGTGCATCCGCTGCTGCCTGGCTGACGACTGCAAACAACGCCACATTGACTCCCACGGAAGGAATCACGAGCCGCCCATACATATTCGGTCTTCTCGCCATCTCTTCCAGAACCGCGTCATTCGACACCGATGCCGTAATGGACTTCTCTTTGATGTTTGCGTTGCAGAGAGACGCGAGTCGTTTTGCTTCCCCCGCTACATTCTCATTTGAGAACGAAGCAATCGCGATTTGGGTATCGGCTCTCGTTAGAGCGGCGGCCGCCGCCGCGTTCAGCGTTGGCTGTTCTTGTGCCGCCTGTATCGCTTCCGCATGAGTTGTCAGGATTCTTGCCGTGCTATCCAGCTGCCGGATTTCGAATTCCGTTTGCTTCAGCCCCAAAAAATTGAGGATTGCGAAAATAAATATCAGGAAATACCCGACTTTTATAAAATATGGCTTCAATGCGTTTATCCCTCTACCGTTGATTTTTTAGTTTCGTATCACTGTTCTTAATCATACGCAATTCGCACAGCTTGGCAACAAAAAACGCCCACCCAAAATGGGCAGGCGATGAGGCAAATTAACTATTTGGTTTTCATGATGCAAAGGCCGATATATTTTCTGCCATTGGGTGCCGTATACGGTTCAATCCCAACCTCAACATCCTGTGTGCCGGTTCTCTCTTTGTTCTGAATCGTGGCTTCGACGGTTTTCCCGGAGAGAAGAGTCTTGGCAATATCGGCATCAACATCAAGCTCATTGCCATACAGCTTCGATTCCTTCCAGAGCGCCGCGCCGCAAGACTTGTTCGTGCAGGTGAAGGCTTTTGCCGTCTCTGCCACGGGCTTTCCGCAGAACGGGCATTTTCCGACTTTGCTGCCAAATGACATGCTTGACTTATCAAATTCAATATGATAAGCAAGGCGTTCTCCTGAAAAGTCGCAAGTTAGTATGGAGTCGTATTTTTTGCCGGTCTTGGCGCTTATGCATCCTTTGAGCGGAGCTTTGCCTTTTGTGAGCAGAGCCTTTGCTGTTGTTTTGGTCATTTCTTTGCCGAGCGCTTCAAGGAACTTGTTCTTCTTCCAGATTGTGACCGGGCATCGTTTCCCATCAGAGTCTTTCCCGGTACATGCATAGGCAAGCTTTGTTTCCACAACATCCTTGCCGCATTTTGGGCACTGGCAGAGAACTGGATACTTGCTGCTGGCTCCCTGTGCAGCTGCAATCGTCACATCCTTTGACATAATGCTCTCAAGGGTCTGTTTGGTGTACTCCAAAACCTGAACGCGGGTCAGGTTTCCGTCCTTGATGGAGTGCAGCTGCTTGGAAAGGTTGACAGTCACGGGAACGTCCAAAACAATGCCCAGCTTATCCATGATATCGACCAGCTGGAATCCTGCAGGTTCACCGTAATACACGCCCTTTTTGAGGGAAATGTACTGGCTCTTGACGCATCGGTCTACCGTATCAGCACGGGTTGCTTCGGTGCAGATGGTAGCGTCAGAAAGAATCTCTTTCCATTCAGCATCAGTGTACTCGGTATCTTCTTTCTCTGCACCGCGCATCGGGGCGACCATCCAGTTATTGAGAGCCTCGACCGTATACCGTTTTGGCGGTGTCGTCATCTTTCCGACCAGCTGGAAATTGATGTTTACCGCATCACCCTTGTTGAGCTTCGGGAGCATCTTGTCGCCATTTGACGGTTTCTCAAATTTCCGCCATCCGGGAGTGACTTGCACATCGCCTTTCAGCGTGAAATCTTCATCGTAGCAATGAATGACAATCGTGGTCCGGTCCACGGTGCAATCCTCCGCACAGAAGACGGCACAGAATCGATTCAAGATACATTCAAAAACCGTTTTCTGTGCTCCAGCCAATGCTCCAGGCCATTTACCGGTCGGGGTGATAGCAGAGTGAGCCTCGATTTTACTGTCGTCATAAATCGATTTAAGGCCCGGCTTATTGACAAGGCCCGTAATTCCGTTCTGCGCTAAACCTCTGATGGCGGCGTCCACCTTGACGGTTTCATTCGTGGCAAGGTAGTTGCTGTTAGTACGCGGATAGGTGACGAATCCGCCTTCATAGAGTGCCTGCGTTGCGGCGAGAACATCTGCCGGAGACAGGGTCTTATCGGCCTTACAGGCAAAGCTCTGCAAGTCGCTCATCGAGAAGAGCTTACCTGGATTGACAGTCTTGCGTTCGGTCTTGACGCTCGTCACGGTTGCGCCCGCCTGGTTGAAGGCATCCGCCAACGCCTGAGCTTCGGCTTCATGGCCTTCCTCGAACGTCCGTTTACTGGTCAGTTCAATGTCCTCACCGTTCGTCTTCTCCTTGCTGGAAACGGCGGAGTACGGTTTCGGAACAAAATCCCGAATTACCTTCTCGCGTTCGATGACATGGGCAACAATCGGGCAGACGCAGCGTCCGATGCGGATAAAAGTGCCTGCCTTGACGGACACATACCGAGTCAGCTCAATTCCCAAGAGCCAGTCCATCTCGCTGCGGGTCTCTGCGGAGGAGGAAAAATCCGCATACCCGTCATTGGGTTTTGCTGTTTCAAACGCCTGCTTGACGGTCTTATTGGTCGTATCAGGCAGCCAAAGTCGATAGATAGGTTTCGGCTTTTTGAGGCCGTAATGGATGATTTCATCAACCAACCGCTGGCCTTCCCGGTCAGGGTCTCCGGCATTATAAATCTTATCAACGTCTGTGCGGTTCATCAGGCTATTGATAGTTCGAATCAGGCCCTTGACATTGTCCTTCCCCTCGAACTTAAAATTCCAGTTGTCGGGAAAGAACGGAAGCCGTTCCATCGTCCAGGAATGTTTTTTCCCCGGCTCATAATCCGGAAAATACGCATCCAGGTCAATGAGTTCGTACAGATGTCCAACGGAGGAAGCCACGATATAATTCTGGCTTTCCAGCCATGTATTCCGGTCTTTTCCCTGCCGTGTGAACTGTTCGTTCTTCCACCAGGTGAGTCCCGACGCAATGCTGCGTCCAAGCGAAGGCTTCTCAGCGATAACCAGTGTCTTTGCCATTGTCGTCCTCTCTAGTCTAAGCCATTGATGACTGTCTCATACCGGCTGACATCCTGTATCGGCCGCCCGTACAGCTTTTGACACCTCCCACGATTGAAATCGTGGGATTCCTGGGCGGCAGCTGCAAGGCTCATCACCATGCAGCATGCCAGGTAGCGAGTTATGCGGTTTCCCACAAAAAGCCACGGGTGTGGCTTTCCATGAGTATCCAGCCTTTGCAGGTTGACCAACACACTTGTCTGCGTTCCCAGCTTTTTGAGTGCATCCTCCTGTGAAGTTTCACCCCTTACGGGGCAGCTCTCTTACGAGGGACGTGTCGAGACCCCCGGAAAACTATTATTTTTAGAATCCAACGCTTGCAGGAAGATAGCTTTCAGCTTCCTGCAGGCGCTTTTTTGTATTTTCATGCATCTTCAAAGATGCAGGAAAAGCAGCTTTAAGAGCTTCGATATTGTATTTCAGGGTTTCTGTATCTATATGTTCAAGCAGAAAAGCGGAATACAGGTCACGCTGAACCACTTCTCCGCTGCTGAGATGTGCCATCCGTTCAGATAGTTTCTTCTTGGTATAGCTTTCATCCGTATGGTCAAATTGCGAGGCTTTCGTTTCAAAAGTATCTACCTTGATAACATTGCCGCCGTTGCGGACAGCTTTGTTTTTGACATCTCCCACGATTGAAATCGAGGGATTCCTGGGCGGCGCGGCAAGGTTCATCGCCAAACCGTGTCTGAAACAGCGAGTTATGCGGTTTCCCATCATACACTACGGGTGTAGCGCATGACGAGCATCCAGCCAAAATGGTTGACCAACATACTTGTCTGCATTCCCAGTTCTTTTAAGTGCATCCTCCGAAGGGAGTTTCACCTCTTGCGAGGCAGCTCTTTAATGAGGGAGTGTCGAGCCCCCCAGAAAGTTATTGTTTAGAATCCAATACTTGCAGGAAGAGAACTTCCAACCGCCTGCAAGCGATGCTTTGTATTTTCGTGCATTTCTAAAAATGCAGGAAAAGCTGAATTAAGGGTTTCCATATTGTACTGCAAGGATTCGATATCTATATGTTCAAGCAGGAAGGCAGAATATAAGTCACGCTGGACTACTTCTCCGCTGTGGAGACGAGCCATTCGCTCGGATAGTTTCTTTTTGGTATAACTTTCATCTGTATGGTCAAATTGCGAGGCTTTCGTTTCAAAAGTATCTACCTTGATAACGCTGCCGCCATAACGATTGGCTTTTTTGTTCAGGATGGAAATAAACATTGCGGGGGCGCAACGGCTCAACGATTTACCAAACCGTTTTTTCGTATGTGCTCTACCGGTTTTTGGATTGACTTTCGTTTCCTTGCTGCGCTTCTGCAAGGCTTTGTAGTTCATGTCTTCAACCACAAACTCGTTGCCATGCTGCAGCAATTCGTTAGCAAGGATGTTGTGCTCCATTTTGCGAATGTCAGCTAACTTACGGTACAGGTTACGAAGCTTTGCACGCAAACGATAATACCTTTTGCTGTATTTCCACTTGCGCTTTTGCTTTTGACCGTGCTTGCGCTTCAATCGTTTTATCGTGCCATTCGGATTATAATATTTCGGATTCGTGGCGCGACGGGAACGGTCCATTGCTCGCATGGTGCATGTAATTTCGTTCACAAGGCTTTTAGCTTGCGCTCTTGCCGATGGCGCGAGCACCCTCAAATCGCAGATATCATTGCTGCTGATGGCGAGCGTCTGTGTGCCAATATCAAGGCCCACACGGCCTTGATTGACGGGATGCCTCATGACACCGTTGCTATCGCATTTGACGGGAGGATACCCTTCCAAAACAAGTTGAGCATAATACTTCCACTTATTGCGAACCCATTTACGGGTGATACGGCAATACTTTACGCCGCATTTGAGGGCTTCCTGCTGATATCTTCCCGTCTGAGTGTTAGGATTACGCACCACAACGGGAAATTCATGGTCGCCATACACTATGCGCAAAGAGCCTTCCCCAATAGACAGTTTGACTTTCGCAACGGCAGCGACGATATCGGCTTCCATTTGCGGTATTACAGCATCAGGAAGAATGACCTTTTTATCATCTTCAGGGTCAGGCTGTCCGTATGCTTTATAGTATCGCTGCTCAATAGCCTTTTGCTTTTTATTTTTTGCTGACCTTATATTGCTCGTTGTGAGATTTGCCGGACGAAGCACAATGCCGGTGGCATTATTCTTGCCAGAGATAGAAGTTACATCCTCAAGCTTTTTATAATGGACGGCCTTTCCTTTGCGGAAGAAAAAGCCTTCCCAAGCCGTCCAGACAGCAGATGCAACTTTCTGTGCTACATGAGAGTGGATAGCAAAGTGCTTTGCGTACGGTTCAACCATTTTATGAAAAGCGCCTTCTGAAAAGCCGGAACTTTTAATCATTTCCTGGCGCTGCTTGAGGAGGACTTTCTGCTCCTTACTGTCGGGAGCGGCTTTCGCAATGGCGGCCATCAATTCACGATACTTGCGCGTCTTGCGCAATTGATGCCACATTTTTGTAGTCGCACTCACAAGCTGATTGTAGATGACACCACACTTCTTGAACTCCTTATACAGATAGTCTTGCTCGTTGAGACTTATATCAAAAGGCAATGTCAATACAAATGATGGCGTGCTATTCTTACTCCCGAAAGCCATAAGGTTACCCTCCTCTCTTTTTTTGCTGTTCTACATAGTGTTGAATCGTAGCGGTATACACATCTCCGGCAGTGCTTACAAAATAGCTGCGTGTCCACATTTGCATAACCGTGTCAGGAAAAAACTCTTGCTTGAGTATCCTGCCGGTGGTTCCTTTAATAATTTTCATGATTTCTGCAGCACTTAATGTAGGCGGAGCATTCACGAAAAGATGACAATGGTCGATATGACATTCCATCGCCAGTATCACAATGTCATTTTGCTCGCAGATTTGGGTTGTGAGCTCCTTGAACCGGGCTTCAAACCCATCTATCAGAAAGAGCTTTCTCCGATAGCGAGGGCAAAATACAAAGTGATAGTTTATCATAGAAACAGTGGTCTTTGTGCGTCTGTAAGTTTTCAGCAAAAAAGTTCCCGGTTGGTTCCGGGAACGGATAATGTCAGCGGTACTTTTCCTGAATCTCTTCCTGTGTTGCCAGGCGCGGTTCGCGGGATTTCGAAATGACGAACGGCGTGCAGTATTCGTTCAGCCAATCCACATCACCACGGTCAATTTGGCTGAAAATCTGGCAAAGGACATTGACATGGACCCCGGCCCTGGCAGCAGCTCTCAGGAGGTCGCGGCGGCCGTTGAAGATATCGTGGCGGCATTGGTCATAGAACACAAACACCATCCGCCGATTGTTCTGGTACTCGTCATCGTCCTCATTGCCGAGATACATGCGGGGCTCCCCGTTATTGGCGATATCGACGGCCTTTCCGATTGCTTCCCCTGCGCCATCCTGCAGTGCAAAGAGGAGCTTGCCGTGAGGTTTGCTGCCATAGGTGTCCGAAACCATCCGGCAGATACGCTCAAACTCCCGGTCAAAGCCGATGTAAATGACGACGTTGTTCACGTCGCGAAGCGTCTCAACCACTTCCCTGGCAGCCCAGCGGGTCTTACCGGCTCCGGGCCGTCCAGCAATCACGGAAATACGAGTATCAGTGTCCATAGCTTTTACTCCTTGTCACTCAGTTTCAGCCGAGTCATCCTGAATTTTGACTTCTTCGACTTTGGATTCGGGCTCATCGTCCTCGTCATCCTCATCATTGTCATCGTCTTTGGCGGTGGCTGCTGCTTCCGCTTCAGCCAAGTGTTCCTCGGATTCATCCATCTTACGAACAAGCTCATCGAAGGTCAACTTGTGGTCTTCTTTTTTGGGTTCGGAAGGCTTAGCAACTTCTTTCGGCTCTTCCGGCTTCTCGGGGTCCTCAGGGTATTTTTCATCAGGCTCGATTTTCACAATCACGTGGTCGCTGAAAGCCACATAAGCAACAGCAGCAACCGCCACAGCACCAATCACGGCAAGAATATTTTTCAGCATGATAAAAACCGCCTTTCAAGTTTGTGGGTATTCACGATACTTCACAGTGTACAGGATTCGCAATGGAATACAAGTATCTGCCAAAAGATTTAGCAACCAGGCTCACCGAGGTTACTGCAGACGTTCTGAACGATGCATTGGTGGGCGGGGTGTGAGGGTTCCGGCGAACGTACAGGCAAGGGGCAAGCTGTTCATTCAGCCCTTTTCGTTCTCCTCGAACCGTTTCCTGCGCCGTTCCGTGCAGCGTTTGAGTTCCGCCAAGGAGACGACCTTCACAAGGATTCTCTGAGAGGTCGGGAAGTTTCGCATCACACCGATGCCTTTCAGAATACGCCAGTAATCGTCCGGCGTAATTTGCTGTATGGTGTAAATCGGAGCTTTGGTCAATTCCATGACATAGTTCCCGACCATGATTCGAATTCGTTCCCGTTCTTCCAGCTGAATCAACGAAACATCCTCGTCCACCATCACGCGCACAACAGCGAGCGGGGTGAATTTCGGATGCAGGTTTCCGTTCATGTCAGGTTCGGGAGAAAGGATGTTTGCAACGTAATCGAGGAACCGCCATGAAGTGACCCGGTCTCCGTCGAAAATCGGAGCAATCATCTCCGTTTCCGGGATGAACTCAGTGCTAAGGATTTTGGTGCCAGCCGGAAGGTCTTTAAGCAGAGATTCCGAGAGTTCCTGTTTCATCAAGTCGGCCTTTTCATCGGTCAGGTCATCGGCGTTCGGGCTGATGACATAGTCGTAATGAACTTCGCGGCCATTGAGCAGAGCCGTAACGCGAAGATAGAGTTTATCAAGTTTCAAAGATTCTTTTGCCTCCAGCAAAGACAAGGTGCTTTATGAGTTTGGCAGCCATCACGATGACGCTCAGGAGCATCACGGGTGCGGATGCAAGGATAACGGCGAATGCCACACACTGGATGACCTGCAAGGCGAACCAGGTAGGAAAGATATTGTCTCGGAACAGACAGAATGCAAGGACCACAAGGCCGATGCAGAACCACGAGCCCTGGATATCGTACCGGCTCGGGCAGGAATGATATGCTATCTGGCTCATGACGATTGCGAGTATCCAGATGGCAGGATGCTTGAAGCAGTCATTGCCAAGACTCGACCAGAACCCAAGAAGCAGCTGGCTCATGGTGCAAATCTGAACCATGCCGAGGATTCCCGGTGCAATGCCGATGAGGGTCTGCTGGATGCAGCGGAACGGATAAAGGCCGCGTGGCGTGTAGTTCACATAGCCGAGAACTTCGTCATCCTGTTTCTGGAAAATCTTGTAGAGCTTCACGCCGTCGATTCGAGCACCGGTGAAGATGGCAACCAGGAGATGGGAGAGCTCATGGTGGATAACACCGATTGCCGTAATGCGGGTATCGTAGAACCTTGCCGTCTTTGTGCCGAAAGCTTTCATGACAAGCCAGAGACTCAAGTTCCGGCCAAGCCATTCGATAGCAAGAATCACCACAATGGTTAAGACAAGGCATTGTCCCTGCCAGGCATCGAGATGTTCAAGAATCATGCTGCTGCTCACACAATCACCTTCCGCACGCTTTGGTACGTACAGGTCCCAAGCCGCTTCAAGCAGCAAAATTTCGGAACCCGCCACAATGGGAATCTGGCAGATGCGATACGGCAAAGGCAGGCATATTGGCAGTCAGGTTTGTTTGCCTTGCAGATGCACAAGTACCGATATCGCTTCATGTCCAGCTCCTCCTGCTATGATTTAATTATACCATGAGCCGAACATGCCCTCAATGCGAAGGGCGAATTGTTAGCAGTTTAGACACAAATGCAAGAAGCAAGAAATCCAGGCAGCCGAAGCCCAATGGAGCAGCTACGCAAGCTAAGGCACGGAATGTGGAGGGATGAGAAACAAGCAGCTACGCGAATGCCAGGGAGCAAAGAAGCACCAGCCCAAAAGCAAGGCAGCTACGCTCCAGACGGCAGTGGACACAACTCGCAACAACCCGCAACGGTCGCCAAATTGCAGCTAAGGAATAGTGGGTTTCCTAAGGCAAAGCTATGACAAAGCCAATCCCAAGGAACTCAAAGCTAATCCTAAGCAATCCTAAGCTAACTCTAAGCCAATCCCTCTCAGTTCAAATCTAGTAGTCTCTCTTACTTATCAATGCCCTTTATATATAATATATAGAGCTCTACTACAGGGGACGCGAACAAATGCCTGAAGAACATTGCCAACTCGTTTGACATTCTTAGGCAGGGTCCGTTTTTCAGGAGAAATCGGGCTCCTGAACTCCTATTACCAGTCCAGCCGACTATAAATTTTTAAGTCGGAAAAGCCGTCATGGCCGCCACGTGGGCCACTTCATCCGTCCGCAGTTCAGCTATCAGCGCCAAAAAGGCGGGATTTGTGTCAGGTCCCTTTAGATTTCGTTCTCACTCGCAAGCGGGCGTGTCCTCCGAAAGGGTACACTTATCCTGAGATTTTGAAATAACAGCATGAACGCGAAAATATTGTAGCGTTTGCCAGCATTTGTGGTCCGTGAAATCCTCTACCAGCATCCCGGCATTGCGAGCGTGACTCCTGAGCCGCAGCCTGTTCGGGAATTCTGTTCTCACTCATAAATGGGCGTGTCCTTCTCGAACGTGTGAGTCTAAATTTTGCCTCACCGGGACTGTCAATAGTGAAGTGAACTTTGCACAAAAGGAAGAGATTCGCTTCAAATCCTGCACATCAACCCGGCAAACTTGTGTTCTCGCTCATGAATGAGTGTGTCCGTTTGCCGACCAGAGATACAGGTTCAATTAGAAATGACTTCCAGCATATAGCTTTTTAAGGTTCGATTCGCGCAAAAGAGATAGTATCAAATTGTGAAGGTACTAAAAAGGTTCAGGTTGCGGCTTGCTGCGCTCGACCGTAGTCAAAGTGCCTTTGAACTTTGCCAACGCCATCCCAGAGCTGACTTATCGCAGAGCAGCAGCTGGTCGCGTAGTTGTTCAACGCATCCTTGACGGAGTGCCAACCTTTGTGGGATTGAGGTTCAAAGCACAGCTGATTGTACGCATCACTGAATGGAGCAAAAGGTACATTGTCGTCTGGCTTGTTGTCATCCTTAGAAGAACACTCCTTCTCGGTAGTGACGGTCTCGGTACTGTCCGCAGCCTTGGCGGTCGCAACCGTCTCAGCAGTTTCAGCGGATTCAGCAGTCACAGTAGCTTCATTAGCTTCCTGCGGCTTTGCCGTTTCCAGCTCGTCAGCCGTCTGTGGTTCGGGAGTCTCCACGATAACCTCGACACGACCAATGAGCTTATTAACCGCCTTGTCAATGAGCATAAGGTCTTCTTCAGACACAGAATCAAAAGTCCGGTTCAGAGCGTTGAACACCGTGTTCCGGTTAACGCCCATCAGTTCAGCAACTTTCTGCTTCTGATATCCCATCTCAACGAGCCGCTGAGCTGTTAGGTTCTTGACGCGGAATGCCTGCTGTTCCTTCTCCACGATATCAAGACCACGCACTTTAGCCTGCTCATATACAGTGGGAACCGAGATTTTCAGTTCCTTTGCAATGGCACGAACGGACATTCCGGAAGCATAGAGTTCCGGGATACGGTCATAGATGACCATGCGCTGTTTCCGGCGTTCCTGAGCCTCGTACTTCTGACGATGGTTCCGGATGCGGAGGTCGGGAATGATGCCGTGGTTGATGAGAACACCGAGCATGTAACGGTCAGACTTGGAGCTTGCAATCGGAGGCGGGATTTCACCTTTTTCGTAACGCTTTGGCTTAGATTCGCTCTCGCTCTTCTTCCCTTCCGCCTTGGCTTTGGGATTCTTGAGAGCACTTGCGGGAATGCCGGAGAGTGCTTCAATTGTCGAGTTTTTGCAAGGGTATTTGCAGGTGGAAACGAGATGCGCAACTTCCTTGTCAGAGAGAGGCTGAGAAAAAGTGCGGTTGATGAGCTGTGCCTTATCCATATCCGGATGACCGCCACGGTCATAGCAGGTGGAAAGTACAGCCAAGAGGGTGTTGTGGCGGTTTCCTTCGCCACACGGATTTGCCTGAAGGTAACGAAGCGCCAGCTCAAAGCGGCAGACGAAGTTTGCTTTCCGTTCTTCCTTCTTCTTGTAATTGTTCAGAACGTCAAGAAGATGCGGATAGCGCATGCACATTGCCGCGAAGCGCTTTTTAGCCCAGTCAAGGATTTCGTCCTCAGTCTTGTTGAAATTCGCGTCAGACGGAGCAACTTTCTCATCAGCAAACCGATAAGGGACTTCATACTGGTCGGCGAGCTTCAGCAGGTTGAAGGGCTTTCCTTCAGGGACCCGAATACAATGGCAGCAGCGTTTTGCCTTGGTGTTGTAAGTACCAGGCAGACGAGCAACGCGATTGGTTTCATGCACTGCCTTATCCAGCTCAACATTTGCCGTGAACTGGGCCTTCTCAATCAACTCATTCAGCTTGAGAGAAATTGCTCTATGTACGCCGCTGTAGGCCAAGCCGTAAGAGAGATTGTTTGGGTTGCAGGGCTCAAGAAACACAAACAAGCCAACACCACGGCCGCTGTTAGAAACTGCACAGTCCGGAATCTCATGATGATTCACGGCATCCAGTACAAGTTCACCGATGCGGTCGCTGATGTCAGCTGGTGCGTTTTCGCCGTGGCAATCAATGTCAAAGAACAGAACGCGCAGCTTTTCGACATCCGCCTTACGACGGATACCTTTTCCGCGCAGAGATTTCTGAGGATGGAACGTATTGATGGAGAAGTAGATGTTGGTAGAGGTATCCCAATAAGTCGGGGTCCCATATTTCGGGCTGACTTTATCAAAGATGCGCTCACGAACACCTGCTTCCAGAGACTCAGAATTGATTTGGGCAACGGTCTTCATCTTCTCTTCGCCATTTGTCCGAACCAAAAACTGAGTCACGCCATCAGCGTTCACATCGCTCAGCAGCTTTACAAATGCGTCATCAAGGGCAGTGCAGCCAAGTGCCTGTCCGAAGATGGTATTCGTTTTCGTAAAGCTGTTATTCAACATTGATGTGTCCTTCTGATTTTGTATTCAGGTGTTGGGATTTTGACCCATACTTTCATTGTCTGCAATTCGCACACCTTCGCCAGACATCAAACGGTAGAATTGATGTCGGCTTCGAAAGAATGTTTTGTATATATTGCACAAAACAAATCTGGAACAAAATCCAGCAACGGTTGGGGCGCTCCAAAGATATGACCAAAAAGCAGTCAGCACTTTAGATTCAGCTGAACACATGTACAAAAAATGCCCCTGACCGAAAATATCGGTCAAGGGTTCTGTTTTTTAGCTCTCAGATGGAACAAAAACAACGAAATAATCGTCTTTATATCCTTGTGTCCAGCCAGAAAGCTGGTTCATAAATTCAATACAGGGCCCACTTTGAGAGCGTCGCAAAAGGATAGCATCAAAGTCAAATTGATTCAAACAGTCTTCCATGCCAGTGTCGGTGGAATAGCTCATGAATGCAAAATTCACACTTGCTTCGATGACATCGTCCGGGAATAGGTCTGCTCTGGAATCCGCGAAGCTTTTGATGCCATGATAGATGCAATACCCGCCATCATTGTAGGAGGTATAGAGCCGCTGCGGGTTGAGGTCTTGGATGTATGAGACAAGGTCAGCTGTGATGTAATCCCCTGTCTTATCGGGGTCGTTGGCCATGGAAGGTGCATAGACAGCAGATACAAGAACGAGCACGGCAGCTGCAGCGATAGTGTATTTCTTGGTGTTTCCCGCCCAGGAACTGTTGGGCCTGCCGCCAGCTTTCCACATCCGGTTTTCCTGTGCGGAGATAAGAGAAGTGAGGAACCGGTAAATGAGGGGAGTTATGACGATAACCCAATAGCTGCGGATGCGGACATACATTGCTGTCATGAACAGGCAGCAGAGATACGGGGCAAATTCTGTGAGCTTTACCTTCATCTTATAGGCTACAATCAGAAACAAGAAGGCAAGGCACAGAAACACAACTTCATTGGCAAGATGGCTCGGCATCCATTCAGAAACATGTTTCTTGGTCGTTTCATTGTTTGTCACAAAGAAATAGATATAGAGCTTGATGCCGTATGGATTCAGGAGTCCGGCCAGAATATCGGAAAGAAAGACTTGGAACAGAGCACGGAACCGTTTTTTCGAGTCGCCCTTTTCGTTATAGATATCAAAGGCATTGATGTTAGGAGCAAAGCACAGGACCAGGAATAGCAGATTGAACGCGAACAGGATTGGCAGTGCCCCACCGTGCAAGTTTGCCCAAAGAACGCTCACAACAGGAAGCAGCCAGCGAAGCTTTGTGTCAGGTTCTTCATAGACTTTGTTCAGCAGATAGAATCCGATTGCAAAGAGCGTTAAGCCGATGTTTTGCGGTCTTCCTGCCCAGTCGAGCGGCAGCGTGACAAGGGCCAAAGCCAGGACATTCATAAAAGGGTCTTTGATTTGTCTGCCCCAGATATATTCAATGAACAGACAGTAGGCAAAGACTGTCACTGCGATGAACGCAAGCATCCCGTAAACAGGATTCACAGAAATACAGGAAAATGCGTAAAGAATCAGGCTGCTGAGCCAGGAATGAGCGGTTTCCTGCAAATTAAGTTCCGGACCAAGCCAGGAGAAAGTATCCTGAGTTGGAATGGCTTTATTTTGCCAGATACTTTTTCCCAGGGTGATATGCCAGAAATAATCGCTGTCAACGACTCCTTGCCTTTCTGCCATAATGACGGCAATAGCGGTTACAATGACGGCCGCAAATAGATAGAGTGTTTTATTTGACCTTTTGGCTTTAAGTGCAAGCATAATGATTCCTCCAGCTTTTATTATTCACTGTCTTAATTGTCCGCAATTCGCAAATTCGAGCAACAAAAAGAGCTGCCCATCCGAAGATGGACAGCTCTGGATTAGACATATGCAGGTCTAAAATATTGAGTCCTATATCTTATTGCTGTCCCAAACCGCACAAGCCACCGAAGCGACGATACAGCCACCGGCGACATGAAGCATCAGAACTGCAACGCTGATGAGAGCACCGAGCGTTTCGTGGCTGAGACCGGAATCGAAGATACCGATATCAGCGATAAGAGATATTGCCATTATTATAAACGCTCCTGCCGCTGCAAAGCAGCCAATTGCGGGCTTAGAATTCTTCAGCCAGCCGAACATTTCTTTGGCTTTGGCTATGAACTTGAGCTCGTCTTTCTCGATGTAGAAATACCGTTCCCTTGTCGCACAAGCCGATACATACAAGGCAGCCAGCGCAGAGGCCACGCCGAAAATGCAGAATGCGGTGGTTCCGGTCCTGACAAAAGAACCCAGGACCAGCATCAGAATGGATTCCGACGTCAGCGGAGTTACAGCTTTCAGCAGAGACTGAATCAGAATGAGAAGCAGGGTGACTCCGATTGCTTCCGCTGCGATGATGGCGGATATAGCGGAAATTCGTGCCGCAGCGTAGTCGTTGCGAATGGTATCAGATTTCATAGTTTTAAACTCCTTTGATTTGTGTTCAAACGATTCCGTGGATTGTTTTAATGAGGTAAACTTTGTTAGACTTGTTGCTGAGCCAGAGCCTTTTCGCTGCCGGGTCCATTAAGCCAAACCGCTTATGAACCGCGTGCAGGAAGCAGGCTTTGATTTCAGCGTCCGATGAGGTATACGATACGCGGGCGCACCGAATATCCATATCGTTGAACTCGTGTTCAAAGAACAACGTCAGCAGAAGGATTTCCTCGTGAGTATCATGAACCCCATCCTGAAAAAGAGAACCATCCTCGTTCAGAATGGTCGCCTGTGTGTTCTCACACATATGCTGGTGAACCATGAGGTTCACAACATCAGGCCCCAGACGAAAATCTTTCTGCGTCGGATTTTTATAAAAGTGGTACAGATTCGGGCAGAGATGATTCATCACATACCGTACCTGTTCCTCTTCTGTCCCCTTGTCAGAGGAATCCGCAAACCATTGAGGAAACTTTGCGTAGGAATAGGAGTTCTGCGGCAGGTAGAGCTTTTCGAGTAAAGCCTCGACTCTCTTCCCCGGCTCAGACGGTTCATATTCGTGTTTGTCTGCTTTCTGGATAAGGTACTGAGACCAATCGATGGGTGATTCAAATCCGTGGTATTTCATAATGTTAACCTCCTTATGCGGCTGCATCGTAAGACACAACACCAGCGACCAAATACCGATTTTTGCAGCCCGTAAGTTTCTGAGCCGCAGTTTCTGCAAAGTGCAGATATGCGGTCATCAAGGTGCTGTCGGAAAGCCGGTAAGCGTCAATGGACACAACAGACAAGACGACCAGGTTACCGCGTTCATCCAGAACGGATTTCCAGCCGTTTGCCTCACAGACACTTTGCATATCAGCGAGGTAGCTGGAAGCAACCGGGATAATTGCCTTGACAAGGATTCGAGCCTTGCCGTTGTAGAGTGGAACGGAACGGCCAATGCCGCCTAATACCTTAAACACAAGAGCACCTCCAGCGTTCTGTTTTCTACAGCGCTGCATCCTGTTCAAATACAGCGTAAAAGTTGTGATAGTGTTCAAATTTGTCCTTGACCCACTCGCCTGCAATGTACAGAGGAAGGTCGTCAAACTCTTTGCAATCGTCGAGAGTGTACGGAACGGCGTCATCGTGGCACCCATTTTCCTTATCGACCGCAAGCATTTCATCAGCCGCTTTCTTGGCCGACTCAAAGCTCATATGTACCCCGCCGCAAATTGCAACGGAGTCAAACGTGCCGATATCTTCATTGGAATAATGGGACAGGATAGCATAGCACTTATGGCGTTCGGGTACGCCGCTCAAAGTGTTCAGTGCCATAGTTGCGCCGTCCACATAGCCGTAGCAGTAGGCAGCATTGTAGCAAGTTTGGTCTGTGTAGCTGTTGGCCTCCTGGTTCTTGGCTTTGATGAGTTTGCAGATAATTTCTTTGTTATTAGACATAATAAATACCTCCATAGTTGTAGTGTTAAAACGGGTTGGGACAATGTTGCCCTAGAGCAATCGTCCGTTCTGCATGGCTTCACCGAAATAGGAATCGACCACCTCTTTTGCGAAAGCAAAATAGGTTTCTCGGTTCTCTTCCGTGACCCGTTCAGCAAGAACAGGTGTGTTCAGCTTCACGCACAGACGATTGGCAAAGTTCACCCGTGCCATCAGCCCTTCGTGCAACGCACGGCGATGACGGTCGAGTTCCATGACGTACTGTCGAAACTCCTCACCGTCCATCGTGAAACGCGCGTGCTGTATCTGGACTTCCTGACTCGACACTATGTTGACGTAATCAACACAGGTTTTGAGCATCACGACAACGTCATCAACGCAGTCGTTCAGCAGTTCAGAGGCCATGAGGGCGGTGTACAGGTCGTTGACCTTGCAGCAGAGGGTGTTGTTGCGGCTATTCAGATTGATACTCATACGTCTCCCCTTAACGCGGGGTCATCGTGCGGCTCTTGGCTTTTGCCTCCACCGCAATGTGGACCCCGTAAAGGGCTTGGATTGATTTACTTGTTACAGATGCTTCCGGCTGAACCGGTCGTATAATAGGTGTTGAGAACCTCTTTGGCGAATGCAGTGTAGGCCGGGGAATTAGCAAGAGAATACATGTTGCCGGAGTTCATTTCGGCTTCAATTGCGTCTGCCACATTTCCAGCAATCTGGTCTGTGTTGTATTTCTTGCACAGCCGGTTGAGTAAAGCGACATTGGCAGCCGCGTTTTCGAGCAAACTGGTACGGGCAGAATCGACGCTGTGATAAAAAATGCGGTAGCTTGCAGCATCCATCGTGATACGAGCTTGCTGAATTAAGATTTCTTGTTCAGCCAAAAAACTGGCATAATTTGCAAGACTATTGAGACTGTCAACGACCATAAAGGCGAGACCACTATCACCAGCCTTCTGCATTGCTTCGTATAGTGCTGCGACTTTCTTTGTGAGAAGAGTGTTCTGGTTATTAGGGTTAAAATTCATGAAATCGTTCCTTTCTTTTTCATGTAAACAAAAAAAGCAGGCCCATCCGAAGATGAGTCTGCTTTCTGCTACAGGTTGTGAATAACTATGGATTTGCTGGTATCCATCGTACAAGACTGATTTTATTCATTCCGCAAGCGCGGTCAAGCAAAATCAGCCTTTGTATTCTTTAGAAACCTTCTTTGCCAAATATACCTGCCCCTTAGGAGTAATCAGCGTCTTACGCGATGTATGGTAAGTGGTGCCGACATAGTACACCGTTTCCTTAACCTCGAAGATTCCCTGGTCGATGTAGCGCTGGTAAGCAACATTTGCAGAGTCAATATACTTTTCTTTGCGCAGCCACGCCATCAGACGGTTGCGGCCGATGTTGATACGGTCGTTGGCAAGACATTTTGCAAACTCGCCGAAATCGACGCTGTTCACGGATGCACTCACTGCGCGATGGAACTCAACACTCTCCTGCTGCACGCCGATAATGTTGTCCTGATTCTTGACAGCTTCCAGCGAAGTGACAAGCAAAGCCTTAGTTTTGGCGTCCGTGTTCGGAAGCCAATTATCGACAAAGACTACTGGGTCATTTACATAACCGCCGGTCTGGCGAATCCGGGGCAAGAGTTCGTCAAAAACCCAGGTCTCAAACTTTTCCGCTTCGGGTTTGTTTGAGCGGCAGATTAGACGATATACGTTGCCTTCCGAGATGAACTTGATGATGCGGGGAACGCCGTTTACATCCGCTCTGCCAGCCCTGATGCCATCATGGCGGCAATGTATGTTCAGTTCATGGCTTGGGTTTGAGTAGCCTAAAGCTGAGCAAACATCTGCGGCGCAAAAATAGAATTTGTTGTCATCCTCCATGATTCGCAATTCGCCGAACATTTCGGACAAAAAGACTTCAGGTACACGATTTTTCATAGTATTTCCCTCCAAAAAGTACCCTAACAAATCGTTAGGCCATGCCTGCTTTTTGACGATGGTATGTACGAATGGTTTTGCAAAAGTAGTCGCGGAATCATTCGCTGTACACATACTTTGCTGGAACCTCAGCCCCGCACTTGGAGCATGTGAACAAATCCTCGGCATCAGGCGCATGGGTCACTTCATCGCAGTCAGATTTGGCTTCGATAAAGTCGCCGTCCTCGTCCACCAGCCAAGTCTGGGTTACATGCGCAGTTGTGATGAATGTAGTGTTGCCGCATTTTGGGCAAGGACCGATTTTCAGATTAGCAGTCATTGTTGTTAATTCCTTCCTTTCTTGTGTTCGCGCAAACAAAAAAGGCAGACTCACCCGAAAGTGAATCTGCCTTCAATGTGCGAGACTGTGAATTGTACGAACGCAAAACGCGCCTGGTAGATGATATCTATCGTACAACTAAAAGTTTATGCCGTTCGCAAGCAGCGTCAACAAAAAAACCACCTGCTTAACAGCAAGCGGCATCAACGCATAAAAAAACAGGCCCACCAAAGCGGTGAGTCTGCCATTGTTTGCAGAATTGTGAATACGGTCGATTAGGATGTCATCAATTATGCACTAAAGAGTATATGGCGGTTGCAAGCGAAGTCAAGACAAGAACGCGAGAAATATTAAGACTCAGATGCGATGAAATCTGGCTCACGGATTTCAGTACGTTCTTCGAATGCAGCCTCAATCCAGGCAAGTTTTGCATCTTTGGCGTTTTTCAGTACTTTCTCTCTCAGATGACTGCACAGGTGACGGTTGCGGCGACCTGATATTTTGCAACAAGTTAGTCGTGGGGTTAGCGGGCTTTTTGACTTTTTCCGGCATGTTTTCACCTCAAATATGAGAGCTTTTGCACTAAAAAAGCCCCCTTATCCCAAACAGGACGAAGGGGCATATGTACTATTTGGTTTCCTTTTCAGCCGCGCAGCGGGCCCAGAAATCGTCGTCCATCGGGATAAACATCAGGTGGTAGCTGGTGTCAGGTTCAGAATTATCAGTGATGATAAATCCGTCCGGTACGCTTTTGATGGAAACGGCCACATCCGTTTTGTTCAAAAAGTTGCGGTAGCAGTCCATTGGAGCCTCGGGACCAGGTTTCAGCAAATAAGTGCCGATATCGCTGGTTTCACCGTTGCGGGTACATGTGATTTTATAGAGTTCTTTTGTAAACATATTAGTTCTCCTTTCAAAAGTTTCCAATGACATCGAAATCAATGTCGTAATCATCGAAAATATCAATGGTTTCAAAGTAATGGCTTTCATCAACCAGAATCAGTCGATGGCAGTCAAGTGAATACGGAATCGCTTCCTGAGCAAGTGCGGCGCATGCGGCAGCAAGGCCAAACGCCAAGAATCTTGTAATGAGAAATACCTCCTTTATTCCGGTTGAAAACTTACATCGTTGCGAAAGAAAGCCTCAACAGCGTTTTCGTCATCTCACCCATTGCGGAATGGGGACCAGTGTAAGCAGAGGTGACATCAAACAATCGCAGGAACTCATAGCTTTCAGCATAGGTCTTTTCGTGGTCCACAACATAAGCCATAAACTCAAGGTTATGCTGTTCATAAAAATGGTTTTTGCTCATGCTGGTGGGATAGTTACTGCACATTTGCCCAAATAATGCCTCGACACTATGCTCGCCATCGGAAAGAGGAACGCGGACAAAACGGTAGAAATTCGAGTTGTGGTGCTTATCCAGAACGTTACCGTCCAGAACGGAAATAGCAGGATTAGAAAGAAAAGAGCGGAACGCTTTTTCATCAATAGTTTCGAGATACATAGTTTTACTCTCCTTATTTGTTATTTTTGGTTAGGTGGGGAAATTTATGGTATCAGTTTAAGCGTCGTACTCATCGAGTTGCTTTTCGGTGGCAGCGCCTTGGCGTTTCAGATAGTTGTCGGTTAGAGGTTCAACGTGAGTCAACGACTCATCCACCCAAAGCATGCGCTTTGAGTCATCGTCGTCGTTGCGAACGCCATCAGCGATAACAGCTAGAGGTTGGTCCGTCTCTGTTTCATCATCGCCAGCGTACAGATAGCCTTTTACCATGTCGTTGGTTTCGTTCGGCAGCTCCAAACAGAACCAGAAACCTGCACGACCGGTATTGCTGTTTTTGCTGGTGAGCCAGATACCGGGATAAGAATCCTTTGTTTCCTGGCCGAGCATAAAGTTAGCACTGATGCCGTCTGTGTCAAGCTCAGTGGAAACAGAGAGAGTAGAAGGTTTGGTGGCGTAAGGCCAGAAAGCTTCGATAACTTTTTCAATCGGAATGGTTATCGGCACGGATTTGCCATCAATTTGGCCCGTGATTGTCATTTTCATAAAAATACACTCCTTTTGTCGTTATAACGCAAAAAGAGCGGACCTCCCAATATGGGAAGTCCGCTCTTTTTGCGAAATTGTGAATTGTACGAAAGGCAAAACGCCCTTTCGATTATTGGTATCTATCGTACAATTTCTATGATATGCTGTTCGCAAGACGCGTCAAGTTTTATTCGTCATCAATACCCATATAAAGATGGTAGGTGGCGTTTGCCGTCTGGCAAACCCAATGGTTGTAGAACGAGTTGCTCGGCTCAGACGTGACGATATCCTCATCCTCACGATAAATAGCCGCTTCGCACCAGGAAGGTCCATTGTGGCGTGGAATGCAGCGAATATCCATGTGCATACCATCGGCGAAGATAACGGATTCGAACTCAATCTCATCCTGCTCTTTGCCGTCATCGGTATACTGCTTGATTTCGTTCATTCGTTTCTGGCTGATGGTAAGGCACTTGACGAAAACCTTGCGGAAATTTGTGAGATTTTCGTATATCATGCACACTCGCATGATGGCGCTTGTCAAGGCATCGACAGAACCAGGGTCGTTGCAAATCGCAGTCTTGTCGAAACAGCCAATGCCGTGCCCTGTCCAGAATCCGCCTTCATACAGGTGAACAGAAGCCGCATAGCAAAGACAACCATCAGGTTTGCAAAGCTGAATTTCGAGTGTGCAGCCATCGTATGTTTCATCGATTTTGCGCTTGTACACATCGAAACTGATGTTGTCAGGCACTTCCCCGCTGCCGTCCCAATGATAGGGATTGCAGCGAATAAGAAAGAGTTCTGCGATTCCTTTTGCATAAATTTTCGTCATACCGACCTTTTGTTTGAACATAGGACTCATAATCCTTCTCCCTTCTCTTCGTTTAGCAATTCGCGTGCATGGTCGAGGACTTCCTTTGCGACAGGCTTACCGCCTTCATTCATGGCAAGGAAAATTTCCAAGACTTCTGCGCGAGTTACGCTCTGGTCAATCTCAGCAACGCCAATGGAGGCATCCATAAACCAGTTCTTGTCCTGTGCGGAAAGGTCATTGTAAAATACGCCTTTGTACGGGAATCGGTTCTCGTAAAAAGCAAGCAGGGTCAACATACGCTGCTTGCCATCAACGATTTCATAGTAGTTGCCATCGTTGCTTGTGCGAGTGAATGGCAGCTGCTTAAAGACGAAACGACCAATCTCGCGACCCATAAAGATGCTGTCCAACAGCTTTTCCCTGTCCTCATCACCCCAAACAGAACCACGCTGATAATCAGGGTTGAAATCAACGCCGAACAGGTATTGGAAGCTGAGCAGAGAGTACATGCTGCGGTTTGAGTAGTGCAGGCGGGACAGTGCAGAATTGCGCTTGGCAAAATGCGTGCTATTGCCATTATCCAGTGGGCGAACACTTGTCCAGGCCCAGCAGGAATAGTCGTCACAATTTGCACCACTGCGGATAAGATACATGTACCCGCCTTCCAGAGCCTCGTCAACAACGCAGTTTAGAAGGTGACCAACCTGTACTTTGTCGCCGACCGTGAAGCGATAAGAGGGTTTCCCTGCACGCTTGGCAGTTTCACAGGCTCTCTCGTAGGAAAGACCTTCGAGCGCAGCTTGTTTCAGGTTGATTTTTGTGATTTCTTTTCTTGCACTTTTCTTAGCCATTGCGATTCTCCTTAACCAATCCGATGGACTCCGAACAAAACAGCAGGAAGAAGCTGTTCATACGGGGTGTATTGGGCAAAATCGTAGATTTGAGCCTCATCGCTGATGATGTATCCGCCAGGGCAGGATTCGCCATCTTCATTGGAACCGCCATTGTCCTCAAGACCTCGGCTTTTGAGCTCGTTGAGGTAATCCTCACGCATAGCATCGTATGCTTCTTTCGGGGTAGAATATTGCTTTGGATTTACTTTTGTGTAAAGGTGGCCCTCGTCATCGGTGAAAGTCTTTGTGATGATAAACATAATTTACACTCCTTTTTGTAGTACGCAAAAAAGCGGGCTTCCCGATTGGGAAGTCCGCTTTCAAGCGAAATGTGAATTGTACGAAAGGCAAAGCACCTTTTGATTGCTGGTATCTATCGTACAGTTTCATCATACGCCGTTCGCACAATATCGCAAGAAAAAAGAAAAAAAGCCGCTGCCTCCCAGCATAGGCAACGGCTTATTGTTATTTGCTCAACGCTTTCTCAGCGTTTTCTTTGACGGTCGAGCGGATGTCAGCAGGCACCTTCAGAATGTCCAATGCCGCCTCAACGGAAAAGCGTCCAGAACGTACAAGGTTTGTAACACTTCCAGAAAGAGATTCGAGATGCCCTTCTTTGCGGCCTTTTGCAAGACCTTTTTCGACACCCTGCTGCTCGACAAAGTCACTATAATTACACATTTGATTGATACCCTCCTTGACGTCGGTGGTAACAGGCAAGCCGCACTCGGTTGCAAGTTGCAGCTTTTTCTCCACAGGCGTTTTATTATCAAAAATCGTAGAAAAGAGACGTACCATGTCATTATCGGACTCTTTATCCTGCAAGCAAGCCATAACAATGCAGTAATTGTCATATTGCTCTTTCGGAAAATGATATTCTTTGGCCAAGCAGGTTTCGGTCATTGAATAGGTGTTACAAACACCACGAACTTCTTCACCAGGGTCAATACACAGCCAAATGCTGTATACCTTTTGCAGCTTATCATAGTCCGAGTTATGGAAAACAGATTCCTTTTGCGCAGAAACCATTCTGCCGCAGTAAAAACTTCCACGGTTCAGCATGTGGTATCCAGGGTTGTACTTATTTTGAGCTTCAATATCCACAATGACTCGATTGGCTTTACCGCAAGGCAAGCCAATATCGAACAACACATCGTAGTATATTGTTCCCTCATTTATGCTTTTGGATTCTACGTTCTTTTCGTTCAGTTTATCAGGCAGGTCTTCAACAGGATGACAGCTAATTTCGACTGGAGGGATGTTGGATTTTTGAATTTCTGCCAACTCCTCCGGTGTCATTTCGCTTTTGGCTTTTTTGTAGACAATGAACTCTTGAATCTTATCAAGAGCCATATCATGAAATTCTGGAATGCAATTCTTAGCGATAAAAGCCGCAACGGGTGTACAGCCAAGCAAGCTTTTGCATCCAGCATCCAAGTTTACCTTGTCATTGCTGATGGCATGCCCGATGGTATTAAGACCTCCCATGTCTTTATACCTCCTATATTATAGCATGTTCGCAAACAAATGCACTAGAAAATACTTATTGTACGCAAAAAAAGAGTGGGCCTTCCATTGCTGGAAAGTCCACTCTTATGCGGATTGTGAATTGTACGAAAGGCAGGATACCTTTTCGATTGCTGGTATCTATCGTACAATTCTAATTGTATGGGTCTCGCACGAATGTGCAATGGTCTTTAGCCAAGCATCGTCACATCACCATCAACGTACCAGATGTACTGCTTCCAGTTAGAAGCGGTCGCACCAGGGATGAGTTTCAGCGCAGAAGCTGGAGGCACGCGACTCGGCTCAAATGACATCTCGTAATGCTTTTCCAGGCCGTATTTCCGCAGAACGATACTCGGCATTACTCTGCCAAGCTCGTACCACTTGCGAGGCGGGATGCGGATGCAATGTTCGCGGTGAATTTCAGTGTATTCCTGCTGGAATTTGTGAATGGCCCGAAGCAGCTGACACATCGGGCAGGTATTAAGGATGCCAGGGTCCTTGTAGCGGTATACTACAAGACGATATTTATCGTGTTCCTTGGTGGTCAGAACGACACCAAAATAGTTTTTTGCCATGATATCCTCCTCGTTTTAGTAGTTAGTACCATACTCCAGGGCGTAATCCGGACGCTGATATTCGACGACCGGCTTTTCCCAAGAGCAGATGGGTTCAGTATTGGCGCTCGGAAAATGAGAGCTGATTCCGTTGGTGGCAAGCAAAGCTGCCGTGCAATCCGCAATCTGTGCAAGAAGCTCAGGATTCCATCCAAAGGTGTCATCTCCGGTCAGCTGTTTGCACAGGACTTGTGCCGCTCGAAGAATTTCAGTGTCTTTGGATTCCTGCTGAATAGGTTTCGGTGCAGCAATTGTGACATTTCGTGCAATGACGTTTTTGGGCAATGGCTCATCGACCCATTTTCCCTCGTAAATCTCACGGGCATAGAAACCGTCTTTGTCGAATTCGTCAAGGCGAACCCAATGGTCGGCTTCCCAGGTCCTTTGAGCGATTCCGTCTGGATTGATAGTAACCATCACACGTTCATCGTGTGCGTTGTTTCCCCAATGGGTTTCAGAGTCATTGCCAAACTCCTGAATGAGAAGTTTCCTTGCGAGTTCTCCATCGGTCAGTGCAGCCAATTCTTTGATTCGTTTTGTGTTCATATTTTTTCTCCTTTTTCTGTAAACAAAAAAGGCAGGCCCATCGTGGTGATGAGTCTGCCTAGTTGTATCAGTTTGTGAATTGTACGAGCGCTGAAATGCGCAGATGCTATCTATCGTACATTCACAATTTTACCGGCATCGCAAGCAGCGTCAAGCTGTAGCAGCGGCGTCAGCAGTTGCTTTTTTGGCTTCCGTGTATGCTTCGTAAGCCGCGTGATATTCACTCAGCTTAATCTGCGTAACGGTGTCTGGAACCTTGGTGCTGCGAGTTGCATATTCGCAGGAATAATATCCGTAGATATTTCCCTGCTCATCATCCCACAGCTCCGTAGTGATGCGGCCAGAACCGTTGAAGTTGGCCCACCAGAACTGGTTGGCAAGGAATTTCTTGCCGTTCACGTTCTTACAGACCTCATCTTCCCACAGGCAGTTCATGGGCGAACGCTGTTTGAAGATGACAAAACCGTGAGGGTCACGGCGTTTCATGACCTGAGATTCGTATTTGGCGAGCAGCTCCGGCTTCAAATCAACAGTCAGTCGGTCATTTAAAACATACGAGAGCTTCTCATCAGGGAAATATTTGTCGAAGAACTGCTTTGCAATTTCAACGAAGTGCGCTTTTTCCTCCTTTGTCGAAAAATAATTCTTGTAGAATTCGGAACCGGGATTTACTTTGAATGCCATTTCAACCATTGCCATTACTCCTTTTTCATCTGTACAGTCCAGCCGTTCACGTCGGAATAAACCGCATAGAGCAGTGTTGCGAAATTGTAGCCTCCGTCATACAGCGTATAGCGAAGGGAGATGTTCAGCGCAAGAGTCCGTTCCTTGACGACGCCATCGCAATCGAGATAGCTGAACGTCTTTGTCGGATTGGTAAACCATGCTTCACGTTCTTCATTGAACTTATCTTCATCGTATTCCACGATTTCCTTGAAATACGAATCGAACGTGACGAGCTTGACTGACGAGAAGACATCAGCCATCATTCCGCACTTTTCAATCAGTTCATCAGGCCATTCGACCTTGATGATTGCTGCGCCGTTGTCTTTCAGCTCTTTGTGAGGGCTGAGCGAAACGTTATAGCGCTCACTGAGAAAGCCGAACAGCCAGGACCAATCGATAGTTTTCAGGAAACTGGCAGCTTCCTTGGCGTCCATGAAAATTTTGATTTCTTTACGTGCCATGATATATCTCCTCACTATATTATTCGGTGCCGAATTTAGCCCACGCTTCTTCGACACTCATGTGATAAGCAGCCTTGAACTGTTCTTCGAAACGAGCGTTGAACAGCTCCTGATGGCGAGGACTCATGATGATTTCGAGATTGAAGTCGGGGTCATCGGTGGAATTGTTGCAGTAGGAAATGTATGTACGAATGGTATCGTCCGGATGCCAGTCAATGTACATGTTAATCCAATCTGCATTTTCTTCTGAGTTCAAATCAAGGCCAAATGCTTTGTCTGCATCAAACCAGATAGGGACGTAGACGTTAATCCATCCGTCGTAGATGACTTCTTCATTGGCATCGAGCGTGAATCGTATCAGTTCAGCAAAGTCCTGTACGGTAATAGTTTCCTGCGTGCAGAGACCATGAACCATTTCGTTGTGAGTCATAAAATATGCTCCTTGTTATTTTTTGAAGGTGTCAAAGAATCGAATCATCTCGCGGTTCACACCGACTGCAGATTCAGTCTCAGGATAGAGCGCTGCAAAAGCATGGACCGTTTCTCTCTTGGAAACAAACCCGTAGTCGTGGTGAACGCGCTCGTTTTCGAGGCATTTCTTAAACCCAAAAGTCTGTTTCTTGAGAAAGTCCTTTTTCCCGGTGCAGATATAGCACGGGGGGATGAGTTTGGAATAGGTTTCAGGCTTGATGAACTCAGCATAACTGTGATTCTTCCAGCCCTTAGACATATAGTAGTTCTGAAGCAAACCTACCTGGCCCTTGTAGATGTAATACATACCGCTCTGCAGGCCCATCGCGTCGATGACGAGCTTCTTGGCTGCCTCGGGTACGTTCTCTTCCAGTTCGTCCTCTACCGGCTGCATCTTGACAGGATAGCGGAGAATAGAGCTTGCCATGCAGGCAAGGAATGCGCCAGCGCTGTCGGCTACTACAAAGACCTGATTCAAGTCACCACCGAAGTCTTCAGCGCGTTCAGCTACAGTAGCAAACGCATTGATGACATCGGTGATTTGACCGAAAACATTGGTTTCAGGAACCAGACGGTAATCCGGAACAAAGGTGAGATACCCTTCTTTGGCAAACCAGGTTGCCAGGTTTTGATTCTGTTCTTTCCGGCCAGCAATCAAGCCGCCGCCATGGATATCGATGATAATCGGATGCTTTTCGGCATCGTTATCCGGGCGATAAACGTCCATGAAAAGATTCTGCTTGCCGCAAATACCAATCTCAGTGGCAGTTATGCCTTCATGAGGCATAACAGGCTGAGACTTGATAATTTCTTCTACATGGGTGCGTTCTTTCTTGGTGGCGGCATTGATGAAATTCATGATAAAAACTTCCTTTCAAATTGATAAAAAAATAGCGGCCGCCAATCTATAAAAAAATGAGATTAGTGGCCGCTTGGGTGTTATTGGAATTCAAATGTGTATTGGGTTCCTCTTTCGGTTTTGACAAAAATTCTGCTTCCTGCAAAGCCAATAGCTTTTACTGTGCTGGTACGCAGGACGTCTTGTTGCTTTGGTGTTGTTGTTTTGAATACGAGTGGCTGCCCACTTGACAGCTCAAGAGTTCCGACCCGTCCAATGAGCGGAAGAACTCTTGCGTTGAGACTCGTGGTGCTGTGAAGCACACAACTGCTGTTAATCCGCATCATTGTCCTCCTGATATGAACTGGTCAGATATCCACATCCGGGTACTGATTCAACACATGATTGAACCTGTTATCCAGATGTTCATCGTTTTCGTCCCGCTCGGGATAATCAAACTTTCCTTCCTCTTCTGCTGCATCCCCCAAACGTTCCATGAGTGCAATGACGCTTTCGAGCCAGGCGGAAGCCTTGCCAAACGTGTCATCCTCTTTTCTCTTGGCATAGAGCATGTCAGAAACTTCTTCGAGAGCCATTTTCTGCTGGTACAAAGTATTCCAGTTGATGTGCTCTACAGCGGAACGCAGGGGAGTTAAGTGTTCTGTTTCTGTTACAGTGTTTGTTACGGTCATCTTTTTATTTCTCCTTGTAGTGTTTAGTTACGATAAACGTCAGCAAAGCACCGCAAAATTCCAACAAAAAAAGCAGACCTCCAAACGGATAGTCTGCTTCTCAGAATTGTGAAATTATAGCGTATGTGTGCTGTTATCTATCATACAATTTTTATTGTATGCGTTTCGCACGAATACGCAATAACTATTTTTTAGAATTAAGAATCGGAATTTTCCGAACTGTTGCTGTTATCATCGGAACTGGACTCAGCGTTTTCGTCCGCCGTGGAATTGTCACCAGATTCAGCATCGGTGTTTTCTTCTGCGCTTGTATCCTGTTCGACAGTCGAATCACTGTTGACTGATGCGTATGTACCAGTCAAGATGACGGGAACTTCACCATAACCCAGATAACCGCTAATCAGGCTGCCGGAATTTTCGACTAGGTACTTGGTTTCTGTCATGTTCGGGAACAAGTAAATATCCTGAATCGTAGTGCCCTTCACATTAGCGCTGTCAAAGGTATCGTTGCACGCCGCAACAACACTATACCCGTCATAGTTCCAAACCAGATAGAAGTTCTTGCCGCCAATTTCAACATCATAATCTGCATCTCGGAAATCTTCAAAGGTACGATACTGCTTGCTGGAATTGAAAGCGACAGAATCGTTGTTTGTCCAGTAGAGACCGGACGGATTGCCAAACAAACCATACAGGAAGTTGAACTGTTCCTCTGGCTCTCCGTCGGTCGGATAGCCGTCGAATTTGTCCGGAGTGACAGACGAATAATAGAGGCCGTCAAGGAACGCATCGCCGATATTGATGCCATCATCATTGGCTGCACGACCGTCCAGCATCAAGGTCAGTGAACCGCCGTTATATCCAATCGGATAATAGTCACAGCCGTCATCCTTGCTGGCAGTGTGAATGGAAAAATCACTGATTTCCTTTTCTACGCCTTCGCCTGTGGATTCTGCATTGATTTCAACAATGACTATATCACCGTTTTCAAGTTCGTTTAATTTCAGATATCCCTTTACAGGCAAATCCCGTACATCCTGTAATGCAACGTCCGTGATATCCAGTGTCTTGCCGGTATCAACGCTGCGCAGCGAATAGAACTTGCTGCCGTCATCGTAAGACAAAGGACTCTGCCCCATCGGAATACCGTCCGGCCAGGTAGTGTCAGGATTGTCCAGCGTGCCGGGCGTGAAATCCGGGAGATTCGACAACAAAGACCAGGCATTGATGGGTTCCGGGGTCGGTTCTGCTGTCGGTTCCGGTGTTGCTGTGACGGCAGCCTGTGCTGCTTCTGCGCTTGCTGCTGCGGCTGCCTGGTCTTTCCGTTCCTGAACCACAGCTGTGGCGCAGCCGGAAAGTGTCACGGCGAGTGCCATGGCAGCTGCGGTGATATTGATAATCTTTTTACTCATGCGCGTTTTACCTCCTTATGTTTGCGGTTTTGCCTAATGCCGAGGAGTGAGAGACCCACCACGCCGATAAGCAAAGTGAGGAGTCCAAGTCCAAAAGCAAAGGCAATATATTGAATTACGTCGATGAGTTTAAGCCATTTTGCGACTGCAGCGCCTAAAACAATCAACAGGCCAAAGCAGCCGGTCAGATAAATGAGCAAGCCAAACTGTGCAGTTCTACTGAAAATCGATTCGAGTGTTTTCATAATTATGGAGCAGGACACCCCATCTATAGCCGTAAGGCTTAGGTGGGGAGGAATGCGCTTCGAAAAGACTAAGATACAGCATTTCCTGCTTACCTCCTTTCAACATGTCAACTACCCCCGCCTAAACGCGGGGGCTTGAAATCCCGCAGGACTCCAATTTATTCACCACTCGACGGACTGTTAGGCACGGTTTCCGCCCGTGCTACCGAGTACAATGGGCGTTCACCGCTGTTGCTGGCGGCATAGCGTGGGTGAGAATTGGATTATGCGGGATACAATCCCAGTAATCCTACATTGCGAATGTTAATGGCAGCATTGTGGTCACGGTTATGCGTAGTTCCACAAGCACTGCATGTCCAGACACGGTCGGCAAGTGTGAGGTCGTCTTTTATAAAGCCACACACGCTGCATGTCTTGCTGGATGGATACCACTTATCGATTTTGGCAAAGGTTTTCCCCTGCGATGTGAGTTTATACTCTAACATCGTGCGGAACATACCGAAGCCGTTGTCGTTAGTGGATTTTCCCAATTTCAGAGAACCCGCCAATCCGCGCAAGTTGATGTCTTCCACAAATACAGCATCATACTGCTTGGCTATCGCGGTACTCACTGTATGGCAGAAATTCTTGCGCTGGTTGGCAATATGTTCCTGAAGAACTCGAACTTTATAAAGTTGTTTGTCATAGTGGTGAGAGCCAAACTGCATACGAGACAGCCTTCGCTGCGCCCTTGCGAGTTTTGCTTCACTCCGACGGTAGAATCTTGGATAATTGGCTACGTCACCGTTGCTGTTAACATAAAAATCATGAGAGGAATAGTCTAACCCAAGCGATGTCTCTTTCGTAGGCTTAATGGGCTGGATGTCTTTTTCAAACTCATACAGCAGCGAAACAAAGTATTTGCCGCTGCGGGTACAGCTTACGGTAGCACCTTTCAGTACCCAGTTGGCTTCCGGCTCGCGATGCTTATTGATTTTCACATCGCCAATTTTAGGCAAATGAACAAGATTTCCAACAACATAAATTGTGTTCTTGATTGCGCCATCCTTACGGCGCATCTTTTGATTATTTGTTGTATATGACATCTTGCTTTTGCGCTTGCTTTTCAACCTGGGAGAGCCAACCGCTTTAGGGTCTTCTCGATGGCGCTTGTTCGCATTTTTCAAATCAAGTTGTGCATTAGCAAGCGCAAGGCTGTCTACCTCTTTCAGAAAGGAAAACTCGGTTTTGTATTTAGCAGGGGTGGGAATAAAGAACGCCCCTGCTTCTTCCAAAAATCGTTGTGCATCCATCAGCATATGGTTCCAAACAAAGCGAACACAGCCAAAGGTTTTAGAAAGCAATACTTGCTGCTCAGGCGTAGGGTATGCACGATACATAATTGCTCTATTTAGCTTTTGCACTGGCATTGCTTATCACCACCTTCTATTACAAATGTACGCGATTCGCACGTTCCATCAACTTAAAGGTGTGGCGATTCATCCCCCATATGAATGAGGGGGAATTCTTGCCACGTTTTCTTAAATGATTTGTATACATATCAACGGCTTGCGCCATTGATACATACACTGCCCGCAGAGCCCGACACTTGTGGAGCATATCGGGGTGCCTATATTATGAAGATGATTGCTCATCAAATGCATAACGGAGTTCGCGGCAACCGAAGTTGCCGTTCACCGAGGCTAATCAACCGGGCTTACGGGTTGCCCCGCAAGCCCCGTCTATAACCGGCGAACCGGTTTAGGCGGGGTTGTTGACGAGAAACTCCTTTCTACAAATTTCATGGTATGCAATTCGCAAGAACCTGCAATAGGAAAACAAAAAAAGCTGCCCAGCCGAAGCTGGACAGCTTGTGTGTTGTAGTATTTTAGCGTTTGTTGTCTCTCTCTTGTCTCCTGCGTTCGCGCTCCTCATACTCTTTTTTCTGATACTTGAGTCGTTCATTCAGCAGGAAGGAGTTTTCATCGCGAGTCATTTGCAGTTTTACCTCGTACCAGCAGCCGTAAAGAAAGGCTGCCAGAATGCAGAAGCCAACGATTTTGACTAAGAGGTTGAAAAGAACGTTCACAATAACCGGGAAAATATAGCCGATGGCTTTGGCAATAAGCAGGATGAGCCCACCGAAGACAACGATTTTTGCGATTGTCTGAACAACGGGCGGGAAATCGCCCAGGACTTTGGAAATGGTATCGTTAATTTTGGTGATGATATTAGTGTTTTTGCCACCGTTGTTATTATTTTCTGCCATGTCGGTTCCTCCTTTTTGTGCCAATTATAGCATATATCGGTACAAAACGCTACACACCACATGAGGAATCTTGATGTTTAAGCAATAGCTCAACAAAAAATGCCGCCACCCTTTCGGATGACGGCAAGTGATGTTATTTCTTCACGGGGATATTCTGGTCAAGAATAACATCGAAGTTGTAGTGCGGCATCTTAGATGCATCACCACCAGCAGCTTCGAGGGTCATGTAGAAGTCCTCGTCATTCATAGCCTGCACGAGAGTATTCATCTCGTCGCAGGTATGTTTGAGCATAGGACCGCGCTTATTGCAGAACATCACAGCCGAAACAGGCTGAATACCCTGTGCAACCATGCCATCCCAATGAGTCCGCAGCTCGGTTACAGACTTCAAAGTAGCAACGCCGCTCATGAAGTCATAAATCTTGCAGTGGGACTCGTCGATATGTTCCAGAACGTCGATACGAGTCCGGTTTGCGTACAGAGGGAACTGGAGTTCAACTTCATTCCCGGTGTCTGCAACCAGCCGATTTGCAAAATCCTGCGCATATTTCTCAAGAGTGAGAGGCTCGCTTTCGAGAGGCTTCACGTTTTCGGCAATAGCGTCGAAAATTTTACGCCATCCCTTGTCGCTCAGGTCGATATCCGACTTGTTGGCGAGGGTATTCAAGAACCCACGCGGCAGACCGGAAATATCAACAGCAACAACGCCGGTGAAAGCGTTGAAGGCCGGGTGACGAGCCTTGTCCCAGATGGTATCAAACTGAGCGGTGGCGATAACACGCTCGCCGAGCTGGATATCCAAGCCCTGCGTAAGCATGTTGTTCTGGTAGAAATGCTTCAAGTCATAGCCACCAGTAACAACACCTTTGGTCGCATCCGTATCCAGCTGACCACACTCAACCTTGACAGGAATCTCGTACCCATCATAGTCAACAGTGAAGTTCTTTTCCTTCTGCTTCTCCTTATACGGCTGGAAAATAGGCTTAACGAGCACATCGCACGTCTTGCCATTCGCCATATGGAAATCAGGAATCAGGATACGGGCGGGAGCAACGCCGGTAGCGTCAGGTGCCAAGTAATTGCGGTACTTGACACCAAAGTGCTCAGCCAGGCAGGTACGCAGCACGTTCAGGCTGGTGACCCGGCTCTCAGCGCAGCTGCCGTTCTTGGTCAGCATGGTGCTGGCGGTAGCCTTGTCCATCTCCACATAGATGATGGTAGAAGGAGCGCCAAGAGCCTTAAACTGCTCACGCATAACGACATCTGCCATAGGAATCTCTTCCTGCTCGGACATCGTCATGGTCGTGGCGAACGGGCCGTCAACGCGGTGATAGCTGTCCTCTCCAGGCTGCTTGGAAGCGATGAACCAGGGATACTTGTTGCGGGTGGCAACCAAAATGAAATTATTCAGGCCAACGCCATGGATGCACAGCGGGCCCTCATTGCTGTGGCCGTTGCCAAACTGTAGGTTTTCCGGCAGCTTTTCCTTAGACATACCATTGCCCCAGTCGGCAATAACCACACCGATTAGGTTTTTGGCATGGCCTTTCACAATCGCGACCAAGATGTTAATGGCATCTTTGCAATTAGAGATGGCATTATCAACCGGTTCACAAGCGGCATCGCTCATGGGTAACTTCTGGCGCGAAATAGCGTCAAAGTAATGGTTGGTGATGCCGACGTTGAAAGTGACGTTGTTATTCTTCTTAGCCATAATATAACCCCGTAACGTGGGGCTGCCGTGCTGCTCTCGAATTTATCTCCACAGCAAGTAAGCCCCATATATGGGGATGTAATTATTCTTTTTTGTTGTCTGTTTTGCAGGAGCTATCGGCAATATCAGAAACTGCCTCTTTGATAGCCTCGAAAACATCGGTTGATTTCAGAAAGTTTTCTGCCAATCCTTTGATGTGGCTGTAGTTTTTGAAGACTTTCTTCACAATAAATGCGCCAACGATTGATACTACTGCCAAAAGCAGCAGAGCTTTCGCGGCCTCGGTCAGTTTCACTTGCTCCAGCAGGAGCGCGAGTATCACACCATCTTTGCTCAGCTAGGTCTTAATTAGACCGTGAACGAATGAACCATAGCTAACTGCATATTGCTTAGCTTTGGCTTCGTGGTTGCTAATGATGGTGTCTACTCGCTAAATTATGTTTCGAATCATGGTAATGTCCTCCTTAAAGGTTTGTAATTGTTATACGGTATATAAATACGCTCTTAACGCGGCGTTCGCGTGCAGGAACATTTATATAAACACATTGACGCTGTGTACGCGTGCTATGTTGATTAGCATAGCAATTCTATATAATCAGCCTTTTCTTCGGCTGTCAGAAGTCCACATTCCGTGGGATAAATCTATATAAAACGCAGAAAATCTGCGGGAATCCTCAAAAAGAAAAAGGACAGAAACCCAATATGGGCATCTGTCCTTCTTCCAGGAGGTATATGAACTATGGCAAATCAATGATATCTCTGTTACATTATCTATTCTATGGGTATCGCACGTGCCGTCAACCCAAAATACCAAGTTTTTACGAAAATGATATATACGGCACATCGTACAATTTAGAAGACCGGATATTTAGTTTCCTGAAATGGTGCAGGCAAAAGACACCGTGCCGCTCCAATCACCGGAAGTAAGATTAGCTTTTACCGTATAGTTTGAGGTGATACTAGCCAAGGCGTCGTCACGTTTCCACGTTGTTTTGGGTGTTTCCACTATTATCGGGAAATCGCAAAAAATGTCAAAAAGAAAAAGCCGTCCACCAAACGGTGAACGGCTTTCGTGACAATTTATACTGCGGCGAGAACTTCTTTCAAAGTCATTTTGTCAATGCCTGCAAATTCTACAGCGGCAGTAGCCCAAAAGAAATCGCTGGCGCGGCATTCGTCGTATATCGGGTCAAATTCGTTACATTCGGTTTTGATGTCGAAAAATTCTTCACGGGAGAATCGTTCACACGGAATCCCTGCATTCCTCTGTACGAAATCTTTAATTCCATCGGTCATAATGGAGCAGCCAATCTCAAGGGTGTCGTCCGAGAGGCTATCCCCATATGTGTTATATGATAGACCATAGTGAGATACATAGGTTGCGCGGCTTGCACCAGTATATTCGCTCTCGAGAAATTCACTAACAGTCTGCTCCAAAGATACCTTTCCATCTTCGTACAATTCACCAGAATAATCATACGGGCAATCATTGCTGCGCCATTCATAATGAGTGGGAATGGGGTTCAGCATTGCTGCCAAACTCTCCAAAAGCTGCTCTCTAATTACATCCTTCTGAGCAAGAAAAAGCGAATTCACATATTCTGCGATTTCATCTTCATTCTGCTTGATATAGTCGATACATTGTTGCATGCTTTCGGTAACAGGAGCTTCATGTGATTTCATTATTGATACCTTCTTTCTATTATTTTAGTGTACGCGATTCGCACATATTAGCAAAAGCCGCCCACCCGGTAAAGGGCAAGCGGCAAGAGGTTAAGATTTGATGTACAAGGACGTTCCCTTAAACGGATTCAAGAGACCGGGCTTATATTTAGTGCGAACATACTCTGCAATTTCGGTATCCGGCATGGCGCTCAAGACATCAAGCCAACATTCAGCATTGATTGCCATGAGGCCACCCATGCCAAGAGCATTTTCACAGCGTTTGATGTCAGAGGCAAATGCGTCGTGAAAGTCACAGGACTCCGCAGCTTTTACGATGCGGTCGAAGTCATACATACCACAAGACCTCCTTACTGGCACATGGCCTTGAGGTCGTCCTCACTCAGAACGGGCACGCCCAGCGAATTTGCCTTATCCAGCTTGGAACCGGCAGCTTCACCGGCAACGAGATAGCTCGTCTTCTTGGAGACACTTCCGGAGACTTTGCCGCCATGCGCTTCGATATAAGTCTTGGCTTCATCGCGGCTCATGGAAGGCAGTGTACCGGTAATAACGAATGTCTTACCAGCGAGCGGTGCAGACTCATCATTGGCATCTGCCGGAGTATGGTAGTCAAGATTGACACCGGCATCATGCAAGGTATTGACTTCCTGCTTGAACTCAGCGCTGGAAAGCATCGCATCGAGCGCAGCATAGATAGCGTCAGAGAAACCGGGAATGTTGCACTCCTTGATGGTATCTACATTGAGCGTGGACAGTGTCAGAAGGTTGCCGTTCGTAGCCTTGCATTGAGTAAACAGCGCACGAGCAACATGACCGCCGATGAGACGGTAGCCAAGGCCCTTGAGGACGCGGTCGGCATTCTGCTCCTTGGACTTTTCGATGGCAGCAAGAACCTTCTTGGCAATCTTCGCGCCATACATGTTGGTCAGTTCACCTTCCTCCTCATAGAGCCAGTACAGGTCAACGGGGTTCTCAATGAACCGGCTGTCAACCAAGTCCTGAATCATCTGAGGACCAAGTCCCTTGATGTCCATGCAGGGTTTCGAGGCAAAGTGAATGACACGATTCACGGTCTTTGCAGGGCAGGTGTCGTTCGTGCAGTACAGGTCCACAGAACCATTGACGGGCGCGATAGGCGCACCGCAAACGGGGCAGACCTGTTTTGCCATGTCATAAGGTACAGCGTCTGCAGGACGCTTTTCCAGCTCCACCATCGTGATTTTCGGGATGATGTCACCGGATTTGTGCAGGACAATCGTGTCACCGATACGGATATCCAAAGTCTTGATGAAGTTGGCGTTGTTGAGCGTTGCACGCTCCACACGGGTTCCGGCAAGCTGGATAGGGTCAAAGACAGCAACAGGAGTAACGCGGCCGGTACGACCCGTCTGCAGCTGGATGTTGCGCAAGACAGTTCCCTTTTCCTCTGCGGGATACTTGTATGCAATAGCCCATTTCGGGGTTTTGGTGCGCTCGCCCATCTTCTGGCGAATGCTCAGTTCATCGACTTTGATGACTGCGCCGTCAATCGGGTAATCGATATCATAGCGTTTTTCCTCAATGTCGTGAATGGCTGCCAAGATGCTATCAATGTCATTGCAATGAGCGTAATAGGTGGTCTTAAAACCGCAGATGTCACGCAGATAGTTCAGCTGGTCACAATGATACGGGCTGAACTGTGCTGCATCACCATTGTTGACGCTCTGAACATTGAAAACGAACACCTGCAGATTGCGTTCCCGTGCAATAGACGGGTCAGCCTGACGCAGAGAGCCAGCAGCGCAGTTGCGGGGATTCGCAAAGAGCTTCTTCCCTGCTTCCGCCTGCTTTGCATTGGCTGCTTCAAAGTCCTTTTCCGACATATAGCACTCGCCACGGAGTTCGATTTTGCCGATACCCTTGGGCAGCTCGATGCTGCGAGGCAGGCAAGTGAGGGCTGCGACATTGGCGGTCACATCCTCACCGACATGGCCGTCACCGCGCGTCGAAGCCTGGGTCAGATAGGCAAGACCATCGTCAGAACGTTCGTAGACAAGAGACAAGCTCAGACCGTCGATTTTGCGCTCCACAGAGAAGGTCACATCGGAGTATTCAGCTTTCACCGAATCCACAAAGCTGCGGACCTCATCATCGGAAAACACATCAAGCAGAGAAAGCATCGGTACACGGTGTTCAACCGGAATACCGAGAACACGCTTGCCGCCAACAACCTGTGTAGGGCTGTCAGCGGTCACGAACTCAGGATGTGCCGCTTCGATATCACGAATCTCGTGCATCACGGAATCGTATTCCTCATCCGTTACAACCGGAGCATCCTGCTCATAGTAGGCGGCACTCCATTCTTTGGCTTTGGCGCAGAGATTATTATAATATTCCTTGATGGAAGAAATAGACATGTTGTTAGACATAACATTTTACCTCACATATGTATTGTTTTGTTTTTTGTGAACCTCCCCACCTAAGCCTTACGGCTATAGACGGGGCGTGCGCTCTTAATAGTTCATCAAAGGGTAATGGTTTGAGATTCCGTTGTGGCCTGGCTGACATCTTCAATACCATCCACGAAAACTGTTGTTCTGATAAGGATACGGAAAGGGACGCCCTTTTGCCAGGTGGTGTTTGCACGGAGTTCATCCACCAGGCCAATCAGTGCCTGCATCTTGAGCATTTCGATGGTATAGCGAGTCGGAATCATGGTTCGGGTCGTCTCGAGATAAAAATGCCGATTTTTCTCATTGTATCCGAGAGAATCGTTCGTAACATCCATTTTTGCAACAACGGTGTAGTCGCTCTGCGGGACATCGTTGAACGGCGTGAGAGAATCATTGAGAATCTGCATGCGAGCGTCGAACTCTTTGATGATGCGAGCCTTCTCTTTCTCATAAATCTCGTTTGCCTGTCGAACCTGCTCCCGATAGCACTTCACGCACTTTTCTTTCGTGTAGAAGATGTTGACGGAAGTGCCGGAGCAGCAGCGATACCCGGTGTTGTCCAATGGGGCAATGACGGTTGAAGAAATCTTACCCCGATTTACCGGCCGAAAATAGACCGGAGAATAATAGATGGTTTTGCTCGTTTCTTTTGCGTCCGTTACAACAACCGGGGTAGGTTTGATGTTACGAATCGGCTTTTTGGTCGGGTCCGCATTTGCGCGATAATCGCAAATCCAGACCATTTTGCCGAGGACGCTTTCAAGGTTCTCAACATAATCGTACATGCCGAGGTCATTGGTCTGGCGCGTAGGATTCTTTTCTCCAGAGCCCTTAATCATCAGCTTGACGGCATTTTTAGCGAGGTATTCATTCAGCTTCATGGTATTTTCCTTTCTTTCAACGAGCGTTTGTGAGTACGGCAACAACCAGCTCCTCGTAGTCTTCGATGGCACAGTAGATGTCAGCGAAACCATAGGCGTGGCCACGGTCGTAGGCTTTTTGCCAGAGGATGGTTGCAGCCTTTTTGGAAATGCTGCGTTTCGTTTCGGCTTTGATGTCTTCCTGAATTTGAAGTTCGATAGCTTCCGAGATGTGTTCGATTTCTGCATTCTGCGCCTTCTTCAGCCGAGAGCATTCCGCATCCCAGGCTTTCTGTCGGCGAACGGCCTCTTCCCTGTTCCAGCGCACCGATTTCTCTTCGTCGATGATTTCACCGTCTTTCGGGCGTTTAGAGTTGGGCCTTGTTGGTCTTTTCCAAGCAGTTTCGAGTCGGTTGCCAAGATTTGTCCATACGTTATCCATAGTTAAACTCCTTTTTTGTACGCAAAAAGGCGAACCTCCCGGTGTGGGAAGTCCGCCCAAAAGCGAAGTGTGAATTGTACGAGCACACAGTGTGCTTAGTAGATGGTATCTATCGTACAAGCTAAATTATACGGGTCTCGCACGAAAGCGCAAGATTATTCATCCATTGCTACAGTCACCAAACAGCAAATTATATGCTTTTTCGATTTCAGAATCAGACATGGCCTTCCCTTTTTCTTCAATGCTGTGCAGAATTAGAGTCTTGTCGCTCTCCTCATCCGGCACGAAGCCAAGAATCACATCCAGCTTGTTGCGATTCTCGTCCTGTGCAAGATACTCTTTGATTTCGGACCACTGCGCATCACGCTGGTTCAGAGCGTCAACGTTCTGGACACAGAACGGGTACTCACTTTGCGGCATAGCACCGGAAAGGTATTTGGTATCGTCGCAATACATCTTGATAAGCCGGACAATATAGTTCCGCTCTGCTTTGGTTCTTGCAGTCAGAATGTTGCTTGCGCTCTGGTACTTGTAGTTATCCCCAACAGCTTCCAACGACTCTGCAATCTGCCGGAAACTCAGCATTTCGTTTGTAGCCTTGTCATGCTGCGACACGGTGGAAGCATAGTATCCTTGTTCCGTTTCGTTTGCTTCTACCACGGCAGCGAGATTCGAGTCAATATGGATGAGCCGTTCACTGTTATCCCCTTGCGCACGAATTGTGTTGTTCACTTTCGCAATCCAACTGTCAGTTTCCGTAGCATCATCGCCCGCATAGAGGTAGGTTACAATATCCGGGTTAGTAGGGTTCGGAAGCTCCGCACAAGCCAAGGTCAGATTTCGCCCGTATTCTTTTGCCTGGAGATACATGTTCGGATAATCGTCTTGTATTGTCTGAGCGATTGCCTCAACCTCTGCCTCGTCTTTTTCAATGACAAGGCCGACAGTGGCTACCTGCTCTTTAATGTTGAGCTGTTTCAAAATATCCTCAAGGTCAAATACAATAGCTTCCTTGTTGGTTGTATAGAATCGAATTTTCATAGTTTTTTCCTCCTGACGACATTAAAAAAAGGCAGGCCCTCGATTGGAAGGTCTGCCAAAAGAACAGCTTGAGAATCGCAAAAAAGGTCATTATGCGGCTTTGATTGCTGCGTTAATCACCGTATACGCAATATCCAGAAGCCGAAACGCAAGAACTCCAAAAGATATTGCCACCAGCAAAAAGCAAAACACGAATTTTTGTTTGTTCTCACCCTGGAAATAGTACATTCCAAAGCAGGACGCGATGAGAACGCAGAAAAACACAACGACCCAAATAATATCAGCCATTGTCCTGATTTTGATTCTGCTGAGTCGGCGGGGTCTTGACTTCAGCAGGAGCATTCGGAGTCTGATACTGAACATTCTGGCTCGGCTCTTTGGGAGTTTCGGGGGCCTGGTACTGAACAGTACTGGGGTTGTTCTGCTGTTCGGCTTTCTTTTCCTCATATTTGGTCTTGAGCTGAGAATAGGAATAGCCATCCTGCGGGATACCGTGGTACTGATAATGACCGAAAGCCAAAATCATGTTGAACACCGGATTCAGAAGGCAAAGACCAATCGTGAAACCAATACCTTCACCGAACGCAACAGCTTTCTTGTAGTTGGTGATAGCACCGATGATGAGAGCAACAACCAGGAACAGATTGCCGAGCAGCGGGATACCGGACAAAAGGCTCAGCAAGACCGGAATCAGAAACAACCAGCCGTTCCCCCAGTAAATGTTGAATTCGATGTAGTTGCTGTAGAACGGGACAATGGATGCCCAGCCAGGCTGCCCGGCTTTCTCGAAAATCTTCCAGTTTGCAACAATTTTGAGTACAAAATACGCCACTACCAAAAGAATCACCGTGTAGAGCATTCCGCCCAATAGATTAAGAGCGCTGTAAGAATTATACATTTTATATCCTCCTCTTTCGGCATATGAAGCCGGATTATTCCTTCACTAAGTTCTTTGCCTGTCGCTGCCGCTCTGCAAGTTCTTTGCCGCGTCTGACCAGTTCCGCATATTGCTCTTCGGTCAGCTTGCGAGGCGGCTTGATTTTGACCCATTTCTTGGGCATATCTGCCTCCATACACCAGTCCTCATCCCGCGTGATTTTAACAGCATCAGGGTACTCTTTGGCAAGCTCTTTTAGCTGTTCCATGCGAGCTTTGTTGCAGGTGTAGTAGGATGCTTTCTTCTCCGCATCATTGAATGTGATGATGGTTTCGCGTTCCCAGGGTCCATCAGATGCCTGCGTGGCCACTTTTTTATCGGGCATGATTTTTCTCACCTCAATCGAATAAAATTGCCGACATAGCAGGGCCTTCGCAGATATACCCGCTTGCCTCGGCCCATTTCGGCGTCATGAGCTTGCCATTTGCTTTCACAAGCACCATCTTCCGAGCAGAGGTATTCAGGAATTCCGCCGGAGCCCAGTTATTTCGCACAACGACGATAGCATTGTCTTCCGCGTTCTCAAGCATATGCTTCAGCTCTTTTACCGTCACCGTGTCACCTCCCGTTCAACACATCATCCAGTGCCTGCAAGAAAACTCTGGATTCCTCGTTGATTCCGCCGCGACACAGAACTTTCGCAATATCATCAAATCCTACCAAGTACATATTTTCTTCACCCATGTACCCTTGCGGCCAGGGAACCGCATAGTAGTTGTGCGGAAAAGAACTTGTGTCATAGCCGACCACAATATATTTCTGGTCTGCAACATTTTTCACCGTCAGGATAGTCCCAAGCGGTAACGCGTCTTTCATGGAATGAGTAGTTGCAGGCATGATTCTCTGAATTTTCAAAACAGCACCTCCCTAATTTTCATTTTATGAGAGTCGCACATTTGTGCAACAAAACTAAAAAACAAAAAAGCGGCCGCTCCAAAAGGAACGACCGCAAAGATACGAGTCAGATATTATTCATGGGAATCAGCTTTCCTGAAATCAGAAAGTTGATTCTCAGTGGAACACTGCACGAAAGGAATTCCCTTGCGCGGGTTCACAAAAACGTCTGTGGTAGCAAACGCATTGCCAAAACTCATGTCACAGAAGACGACGTGAGAACTTTCGTCACCAGATGCACGGGGTGCAAAGCTGGTACATGCAAACCAATCCAATTCATCCTGCCCCTGTTCATCATAAAGATAAATGACGGGAGCCGGAATGTTGGGCGTCGGCATAGCCAGTGAGCCAACCTGCATTTCATTGACACAGAGGTCAATGGGCGGGTTCCCGTTCTGATAATCCCATTTGGGGTATGACTGAGCCCTGATGGTGGTGTCGCCATCATCTACCTCGACGCCAAGAGCAGCGATATCGAATGGAATACCGAGCTTTTCCTTGATTTCTTCCGGGGTGAAAGTTAGGAGCTTACCGTGTTCGCCTTGGATGTAGAGTCTCATGGCTTACTTTTCCTCCTTTTTCTTGTCGGCGTTCAGAATCTTTTCCAGAACGTTGTTATAAAAATCGTCAAGGAACAGACCGGTTTCTTCATCCGCTTCCGGAGCAGTGAAAACACCGTCTCCTTCAGCTGAATCCTGTACAGCGTCGAAGACACCGATTGCGCCCCAAAGTTCATCGGCCAGATGGTCATAGCCGAGGTCCTTTACTTTCGCCGAGAGGTCAATCAGCAGCATTTTCTGCCGAAAGAACTTGTTCATATCCAGGCCAATGTAGGGTTTTGCTGCGGTATTGCTTTTCTGAGACTTTACTTTGAAAATACCCCAGTCAAAATTGCTGTCTGCGCCGTACATATACCCGGATGCGAGGCAGAAACCTTCAGCAGCACTGTCCTCAACGTTGATACCGACTTCATAATCGATGCCGGAATCTTCATCTAGGTTAATCGCAGAGCCTGTTGCCTTTTCGTACTCTGCCTCAATGTCAGCTTTCATGGCTGCCAGCAGGGCGTTGAAATCGGTGTTCTGGGAAAGCAGATTCATGTTTTCGCCTTCCTGGTTTTTAATGAGAATGTACATAGTATTTACCTCCTAACAATCAAATCATGCTATCAGACAATTTGTCGATAGCTGCCGTGATGGCTTCGTTTTCCATCTGAGCAATACGCTCAAACAGATGAGACCAGTCGATGGCATCATAGACACGCTTGACAAACGCATCATAGGTGCCACCGGCCTTCATCATTTCAATTTCCGATTCGTAGCAACCGGATTCCTCCAGCTGGTGCTGTATGTCATCGATGGGGTTTAACTCGATGGTTGGTACAGTTTTGTTCATGATACAAACTCCTTTTGCGTTTTGGACGCAAAAAGAGCGGGCCTCTCAGAATTGAGAAGTCCGCCCTTTAAGCGAAATTGTAAATTGTACGAAAGGCATGAAGCCTATTCGATTTGGAATGATATCTATCGTACAATTACTATTCTATGCCGTTCGCACATTTTGGCAAGTAAAAAAAATACCGCCTACCTTGCGGTAAGCGGCTATAATTAGTATTTGCAGTTTTGGATTTCAGAAGGTTGAGAAAACCTCATCCGCCGTCTGTGCGATAATTTTTTGCAGTTGTTTACTTAACCAAAAGGTCAATTGCGATGTAGTTTTCCGGATGTTTGCTGATGTCATCCTGAATTTCTCGGTTAGGGAACGTTTGCATATATCCGTCCTTGAACCCAACCGCAAAACTCTCCAAAGAAAATTCTCCTGCCAGAATGTCCATGGCGGAAGAAAGGAGCAATGTCGAGCCTTTTCCATAAAGATTCTGCATCATATCCAGTGTCAGCGTATGAGAATCCGCACCCGCAAGGCAAATGAGATTCCAAGCTGTATTCATCTGCATTTCGTCAATACGAGCAGCGAAGTCCCTCATCTTTTTCGTCTCAAAAGCACCAAAGATGATAGTATTTTCGTCGCTCATATCAGGACTGCCGGTGTCGCTGATGTAGTAGGAATCAGGAAGAGTTTCGGCATTATTGATTGTGTCGCCGATTTCAGTAGCGAGAATGGCGTAGAGTTCTTCCTTGATGATAAGGTATCGCTCATTGTGCAGGACCTCCATCATGCCATTTTCAGAGGAAATCTTTTTACAGATTTTTTCTGTCATGTGTTCAGGAACCGCGTCCGCAATAAAATCCACGATATTTGCTTTCAGGCGTTCATTGTGAGGAACGTCTTCTGCAATTTTTTTGGCAACACGATACATGCAATCCTGAACATCACTGCTAGAAACCTCATCGAAATTGAAAACGAATTTAATGTAACTTCCGCTCATTATTTTCCCGTGTCGTGGGATATTCGTGCGACTCTTGAGACAATCTCCATCGCGTTTTTGCAAACAAAAGAGCAGACCCATCGGAATGATGAATCTGCTTATTGCTTTACAGGTTGTGAATTGTACAGCAACAAATGTCGCTGAATGAATGATATCTATCATGCAACTATTATTCTATTCCGTTCGCACGTTTTAGCAAGAAGAATCATCGCTTGTTTGCGTAGGCAATAGCAAAATTGCATGTCATCTATCGTACAATAACAACGGCTGATTTGCACAGGAAAAGCATACAAAAAAGGGCTTCCCTAAAAAAGGAAGCCCCTTGAATGTAATTGGTGATATTCAGACGGTTGCGCAAAACTCCGCAAGGCGCTGCCACAACAAGTAGTTGTCGTAGCTCATACGCACCTTTTCCGGCACACCCGTGACGAGATACCACTTGTGGGCGATGGATTTGATGTGAGAAATACGCTGCTGCTCACGGCGGGTGAACGTCTGACTATACAGTCTGCGACGGCAACCACTATTCCAGCGAGAGCCTTCCATCGTTTCGCAAATCAGAGCGTACGCCAAATAACTTTGGGCTTCTTCGTGAGTCAATGTAACCATCGTTTTCATGGCTGTCACCCTGCCTTTCTCTCATTGCGAGCCATATGCAGCGCATAATCAAGCGCGTCAGGGTCATCGGCCAAGAATTTGGCTTCCCGAATCGTACCAAACTTCGGGTGCTTCACGATTGGATATTTATCAAAGACTTCCCGTTCCTGAATGAGCGTGCCATTCTTGTATATTACCTCAACGTTATGGGACGGAACCGCGTAATGACGGATGCGGTCACATTCGCCCTTATAGTTGATAGGAGTGATACAGCCGATAGGCTTTCTCTCTTCCATCCCTGTAACGGTGACTAGAAAAGCCTTAATGGTTCGTGCTTCGTCTTCCATATTTTCATCGTAGTACTTGAATGTATTGAACATCGAAGTACCTACTTTGTAAGCATCTTCTTCGAGACAAAGATACGTTCCGTTGTAACGGCAGAACCAGAGCATTGGCACTGCTTTTCCAGTTTCCTGTGCTTCTTTTGCATAGCGCTTGAAAATCTTTATGTCCAGCTTGAAATCCTCGGTGTAATGCTTCACCGTGCTTTTCACGATGAGTTTCAGGAAATCACAGATGGAAATAGCGGTCATAGTCATATTGGAAGTCATAATAAAATCTCCTTTTTAGTCAACCATAGCTTTAGAAATATTCATGTCATAGCGGTTAAATTTAGAAATATAGTCAAAAATGGTATTTACTTGAGCTTTTGTTGCGGTTTTGGTCTCATCCATATCGAGGAATGTATTGCCCATCGAAGGATTACGAATGGCAATCCAACCGCGTTTATATAGGAAATCGAGACCCTTGCCGCTCCAGTCATACGCCATATTGAGAACTTCATGGTCAGAAAGACCAAACGTTTCTCGATTGCGCATGATGATGCGGCCAGCCAGGGCAGCGTGCTCGCCAAACTCGCAGGCATACCAGGTGCCATCGGGAGCAATCAGACCATATTCGGTCAGCTGATGCTGAATGGGTCTATCACTGATATAGCTGTTGTACAGTCGCTGACGGCGTTCAACGGATGTGCCTTTCATGTTTGCTTCAATCCAAGAGGCAAGCTTGGTCCAAAAATCGGTTTTGTAGAATTCCGGGTTGGATTCCTGCTCAGGAAGCGGTTCGCCATTGAATTCTGCAACAAGGTCTGGGTGGGTAAAAAGCCATGCACCGTTGTTGAATGCATCAGAATAACCCGTTTTCCCATAGAGGAAGCACTTGATACCGTCATAGCTGCAATCGATATAATGATGTTTTGCATTGGTGCAGAGCGTTTCATAGCTATCAGTCATAGCAAAGCGGTCAACATAATTGAGCGGATGTGCAATCATATCCTCACGAATTTGATTGACCAGCATCTTGTGTTGAAGCTCCTCAACCTTCTGCCCGAGGGAACGAACATGAACATTGTCATCGACAAGTTCAAACTCATTGACACCAACAAGTTTTTTCCGGCCTTCGATAATGTCCTGGCAAACATGCCTTTTTTCTTCCTCGTTGCCACCCATCATGCAGGAGAGCAGCAGCTCCTCACACTTTTTATACGGCTTGTCCATATTCCAGAACCAGTCACGTGCAATGGCGGTGAGGAACTCACCATCCATACTGAAATGTAGTTGTTCACCCATGTTGGGTAACCTCCTCAATTGTTATGTGTTGTTCTCGACAAAGTCTTCGCATTCCTCGCTGGTCAAAACCACGCCGAAATAGGCAACACGCTTGACGGTGGTTTCCCACACGCGAACGGTGCGTGCCATTGGCTGAACGACCCAGGAATGACAGCGCCAGAGCCCGTCTTCGGAAAGAGCATAGCCCGTTGCAATAAAGCACCGGTCTTTGTTTTTATACCAAAGCCGTGCAGAATTGTAATGGCACTGGCAATCCTGGCCTTCCCTCATATAGCTGCTGCCATAAAAGAACCGGCCGCGTTTGAGGATTTTTGGGGCGTCTTCGTCAAATTCCGTCATGCAGACTTCATCCCCGCCAAATGTGAGGATTTTGTCATGCAGCTTCTTCATAGCATCGAGCGTTTGAGTATCGAAACCAGAAGAGGTGTTGTAAATCTGGCTTTTGGTAAGCCGCATTTTCCAATCCTCGTTCATTGGGTTCCAATGAATCGGCGCAGGCATCTGGTTTGCGGTGAGAATGGGGTGCTTAGAACTGTTCCAGCCTTTCATTACAATTTCTCCCTGATAGAACGCAGACAGCTCAGGATTTTTGCATACAAACGGTAACGATTTTCGCCGCTCGGTACAAAGTCACCAAGCTTTTTGGAAATGAGAAGTTTATCAAATGCCTCCATAATATCAAAGACGGTGAACAGCTTGTATTGTGCATTTATATGATTCACACGGAACTCGACATCTTCGACAAGATGCCAATATTCCATGCCATACAACATCGCGCCGCTTTCGTTTGCTTTTCGGTCTTGCTCTTCGTCTGCATCGTCACACACAATATAGACACCGTTTTCGTCGAGATAGTTCTCGAAGACGTCGCAGATATCGGAGGCAACAGAACGGATATCGGAATTTGCCTTCACCTCAGGTTCAGGCTGGGCGGCTTCAACTTTGTACTCGATACTGTCGTGACGAAGTGACTCTTCGATGCCATCAAAAACGATGTCCGCGCAGTCGTTATCATTCCGACACGCTTCGAAAATGTTTTTGACGGATTCGATTGCCTCTTTGGAATCGGAGCTTCCCTCAACAGAGAACTCCAAAGGAACCAAGGCAACAACTTTGTATTTATTCTTCATGATTTTTTCTCCTTAGTTTAACAGGATGCCGCAGCATTTGTTCAAGGCAAGTGCGCTTGCAGCGAGAGCAGCAACCTTCTCAAAGGTAATGCTCTCCGCAATTGCACAGACGCTCATAACAATGAGCAGAACAGCTGCCACAGCAGATACTATTACTATCTGACTTTTGATGCCGGTTTTCATGAGCTTTTTCTCTTTCTGTTTATGCCCTTATCGGAGCATATCAATGATTTTTCCAACCAACTCATCATTGGTCACGAACTGATTACGTCCTTTTGCGCCGAGCGATACAGAGGAGTAATCTTTCATACTGGCGGCATAGCGAACCATGTTCTTGTCAGACAAGGGCTGATAGCAACTCTTTTCAGTGCTGACGTAAACGCACTTATTGTTGAGAACGTTCTGAATGTGGCCAGAGCAGCCAACACGCTTACCGTTGATGATGATGTTGTGTAGGTTATGGGTTAGCATAAGGTCTTTGCTTTCGGTTTCTTTTACCTTTAACTGGTTCAAGAGTTTTCGGGACAGATAAACGGTTGCTTTCATTGTGACTTCCTCCTAATTCAAATGAAGTATTTGTAAGCGGCAGTTAAGCGTTTGCGGTACAGGTCTAACGTGGTCAGCCCTCCTGCATAGACTTTGCGGGAAGAGATTATCACGTTGGTTCCTGCTTCCATATGGGAGAAGAACATCGAAAGGCAATCTTCCAGGCTGTCGCTTGTAGTGAGAGTTTCGTACACCGGATATGAGTATTTGGCGGCTTTGCTGTATGTGCTATTGAGCTCATACACGAAGAACATCACCTGTCCCGTAACGGTGTTGGGGTCATAGCCATTGCCATAACACCAGTTGAAAAGGTCTGTCTTTCGGCTATAAGTCCATTGCAGGAGTCCATAGCCGCCATCCGAAGGGTTTTCGGCCGAGGCTTTAAGACCGCTTTCCATCGACATGCAGCCCATCACTGCGGCAGTACCGGCCTTTGAAAGGCCAGCGGACCGCAGAGCTGTGTAGATTTCAAGCTCATTGTCGTTGAGATTATCTGGAATTGTTTCGGGTTTCGGTTCAGCTTCTTCGATGGCTGCTTCTGCGGTCTCAATCCGTGGTTCCGGTTCTGCAGCATCGGAAGATTCGACCTCAGCAGTTGTAATTTCCTCCTGTGCTTCTTCGGAAGTTTCCGTTATCGGGAACGCTTTATCGAGCTCATTCACCGTTTCAGTGGGAGTGGAAAAAGCGATAGGTTCGGTTTTGGGAGCTATGTTTTCCTCTGCGTGTGCAGGAACAGAAAGCATAAAACCCATGCAGGCGATGATGGTAAAAATACACATCACCGCGACGACAACCAGGACATGCTTGTTCCGAAAAATGCTGTTATTATTCTTTTCGACTTTCATTTTGTGACTCCTTTTTTGTGTCTTTTCCTTGTAGCGGAAGATTGTGATTTGAGATTTGTGGTTTGTTTTGAATTCCTCCTTTTTCTGTAAACAAAAAAAGGCAGGCCCATCATGAAGATGAGTCTGCCTTGAATGAGAACAGAATTATGAATTGTACGAGCACGCGGTGTGCAAAGTAGATGTTATCTGTCGTACAACTTTAATACTATGGAATTCGCAAGGATGTGCAAGAGCTTTTGATGTGCTTCTTTTTCAGGCTTCGTTAAGCCATTTCTGAGTGATATCCATGATTTGATTCTGAAATTCCGGGTCCGGCAAGGTTTTGCTGTCTGCCCAAATTGAGTTACGGACGATTGGGTAATCGTACACGACGCCGTCAACGATATAGGGCCAAAGAACAACTTCACCACCCACAAGCCAGAGCTTTTGGACTTTGACAGGCTTCGCGTATCTTGTGAGCCAGCATTCACTGGTCACGACAGAATCCGCCACATATTTCTGTGTTTCTTCCTCAGTTAAGAGATTCGGGTCTTCGTCCTTGATGTTGTACATTCGGACAATGAACGGTAACGGCATGTCCTTGGAGTATTTTTTGTTCTGACGCAGCTCAGCGAGCAGGAATTTTGAGACAAAATGCGCAATGCCGATGCTGGTCAGGCAGTCGTCAAGGGTATGCCCAAGACAAATTCTTGGGATTTCCTGGTCCTCCCCTTTCATCCGATTCGTTGGTATCTGCGGAACAACATCGTCCGGCAGGCATCCGGTGTCTGCCATGATATGATAAAGAATCATTGATGTTTCCTCCTGAAATAAAAAAAATAGCAGGCCCTCAAGAATCGAGAGTCTGCTTTGTTTGCACGATTTATTCTATCGTGCAGTAGATGTTTTGCTTTGTCCGCACACGCAGCCAGCCCAACAGGCATCGTTCAGAACGTCTTGTCGTCAGGAACTAGCAGATACATCCAGGACTGTGGTGCTCGCTTAACGCCGAGCTCTCGCAGCGACATATCCATAGATTGGACATCAGAAACGTTCCAGCAATAAAGAGTGCCGGACTTATTGCCGTATGCAATCAGCTCATTTGCGGTAAGGCAGCTGTCCTTCACGAATTGAGCGGTCTTTTCGGTCACTTCCGTGCCAATAGCATATGCCGGAAGCTCACGCAGGCAATCGAGTGTATTGATGTCACGGCAAACAAATGCGGCAGTCACTTTTCCAGCACCACCGTTAGCTTTGGTTTCGTAGCAAAATACTACAAAAGGATAGCTAATTTCCCACGGCATAGTTTTTCGGACCTCAATAGTCTTTTCTCCGCTCAGAATTTTTTCAAGCCATTGCTTCTTGATGCTGAGAAGAACGGCTTTATTCGAGTTAATTTCAAGGGCTTTATTCATATGTCAACAACCTCCACCTGAAGGAGGGGCTTAAAATCCCGCAGGATTCCAATAATTCTCACTCAATGGATTTTTACAGCACGGTTCCGTCCGTGCGACCAAGTATCTATGAGCTTTCACCGCTGTTGCGGGCGGCATAGCGGGAGTGAGGAAATTGGATTTATGCGGGATATAATCCCAACAATCCAACATTACGTATGTTTATAGCGGCATTGTGGTCGCGGTTATGTGTTGTACCGCAGCCACTGCATGTCCAACTTCTGTCTGCCAGTGTAAGGTCATCTTTTATAAGACCACCATTTCTTAAACTATGTATGCATCACAATGCTGCTTTTTCCAGTACAGGTCATCGATGATATCCGAAAGGTACTGGTTTTGCTTTAAGACGAAAAACGATACCGGATTATGTTTTACGATGAAACCAAGTCCCGTTCGTTCATCGTAAATATCTTTCATGTGGTTCAGCCACTTTGAAAAATTTTTGATATGGGAATTATCTCGAAGTATAAACCTGCCGAACCATTGCTGCTTAATGATTTGTCTTTCCTTTGCTCGCTCTTTGGATTCTTGTTCATTCCATACGATATTGTCAGGTTCGACAATTACATAGGGAATCTTCTGCCTATCCATTTCGTCTATGACGGATTCCGTTTGGCAAACGAAGATAAAATCATATTTTCCTGATTTTGCCTCTTTCATGAAGCTATTTATGTATTCTTTTTCCCATCCGGCAGTTTTTTCATAAGTAGAACTATCACTATCCCGCATTGAATAGCCATATTTGTTTTGGTGATTCGCGAGCCATGTTTTTCCGCAGCCCGCAAATACGCTTACGACCATTGTTCGTCTCATCAATCAGGGCAATTCCTTTCTTTGAAAATAAAATATATTTTGTATGGCAACAAAGACCATAGCGACTATGAAAGCACCACTACGAATAGAGGCGCTCTGGCAGCTAAAAAGAAGCTGCTCACTCCTCCGAAGAGGGTAAAAATCCTTCCCCAAGGTCATAAACGGTTTAATACAGCCACACCTGTCGGCTTTGCCTCAGCTTTACGTGATGTGTTGTCTTAGAGCGTGCAGTTAGGATTAACGCCACACGGTAACTATCTATTCGCTTATAACGGAGTGCTCGAAGCACTTATGGTAGTCAACATATCCTTACGGACACTTCTAAAGTGCAGACTTGCCGGAGCAAGCCTGCGACTTTAGTCGTGGGTTATTGACTTGTTTTTGGAGCGTCACCATTTATGGAACGGGTTCAGAAGTCCGGGACGGTATTCGTTATCGACATACATCTTGATGTCGTTATCGTCCAGGGCATCCAAAATGTTCATCCAGCATTCCGCTTCGACGTGCATCTCGCCGTCCATTTTCAAGGCCCTGTCGCACTGAACTAAGTCTGCGCGAAAAGAATTCACATAGAAGCAATCTTTTGCGGCAGCCGCGAACCTGGTAAAACTGTTCTTGGTATTTGTGGTCATAGTATTCATCCTTTCTGAAATATTTTTGTTTCTAATCAATACATACAAAAAAAGAAGCAGGCCCTCAAAAGAGAGTCTGCTTACTTGTGCATGACAGATTGTTAATTTAATGTTCAATTAGGAGGTAAGTGATGGTATCTGTTATGCAATTATTATTTTAGGCGGTTCGCACATTTGTGCAAGTGGCTTTTTTAGCTTCGTTTGTTTTTTGGCATCGCGTTGGTCCAGCCCTTAGATTTGTGTTTTTCAGGGGCATCATCAATCATGGCAAGGATACCCGCGACTTCAGTCGTGGGAGGATTTGCCCATTCACTTCCTTTCGATTAAATAGTTTGTTGCAGGCTCTAATAGTCGCAGTTTTTTAAATGAAATGCTATTCGTAATGGTTGTACCATCGAATTTTCTTAAAGCGAAATATCCCGATGACCTGCGTCCTGAAATAAAACATTCCTGCTCGTTATAGAGCACCTTGTCCCAGAGGCGAAATCCTTTAACGATATAGGGCGCTTGATTTGCTTTTCGAATTCCACCTTTCAAGATTTTCGCTTTATGGATTTGCCGATTGTGGTGTCGAATTGCCTTCGTGCGGTAACAAACACTGCAAGGTTTAGCTAGTGGATGCTTGCTAATACAACGGGCATCGTTAACATGGCTTTTCTTGATGTCGTTTTGTTCACGTAACAACTTGGTTATATAGCCATATGTGTTTTGTACTGGAATATTAAGTTCGTTGCGTAGGCGTGTCAGTAGTGTGTTACGCATGATACCCATAAAAGCCGCATCGCGAAGCGTTTTACCACGTTTTTTGCCGTCAAGTGTTATCTTCCCTTTATGGAGGTTGTTGTGGCAAGTGGTACACAAAGTGATAAGGTTGCTTGGTGCATTACCGCCCACCTTACGGCTTTCAAGGTGATGTACATGCAGCTTGACGGTTTTCTTTGCGGTGGTATGAGCACCACAGCATTGGCATGTATAGTTATCACGCTTCAAAACATACTGGCGAACATTGTATTCGTCGTACATCTCACCGAGTTGGTAGTCGGTTCCTACCGGCAGAGGCTTTCCGGCAAGCATTGCTTTTAAGCGTTGCGTGTCAAACTCTGCAGTTTCTACTCTTACAAGAGTGATAGGCAAAATTCGACAGATGCGCTTGATAACAGTAATGTGCTCTTGGATTTTTACTTCTACCGAAGGTGCAAGCCAACCCTTATGTTTGCTGTGTACACGGTTATTGAATCTTGGCGCACGGTAACGAGTTTTGCGATTTCGCCTTGAACGGCGGTTCTGTCTGCGCGTAGATAGCAATTCTACTACATCGTTGCGAGGAGTGAACTCCTCACTGTAGAGTTCGCGCTTCTCTGTAGATGCAGACAAGCCAACATGCTTGCTGCCCGCATCTACACCAAGAGTGATAGGCTGTTTGTATCCCGCACTTCCATGCAGGAGTTTGATGGTGAACGGCGTGCGTTTTACAACGCAAGCTTTTTGCTGTTTCAACAAGATGCGAGCCTTTCCGGGTGAGCAAGGCATCAAGGGCTCGCCGCGCTTGTTAAGTACATACGCATATTGCATGATGCTATGCTCCTTTCGATAAAATTGCAGCTAAAAGGAAGCTGCTCACTCCTCCGAAGAGGGTAAAAATCCTTCCCCAAGGTCATAAGCGGTTTGATACAACCACACCTGTCGGCTTTGCCTCAGCTTTACGTGATGTGTTGTCTTAGAGCGTGCAGTTAGGATTAACGCCGCACGGTAACTATCTATTCGCTTATAACGGAGTGCTCGAAGCACTTAGGGTAGTCAACATATCCTTTCGGACACTTCTAAAGCGTAGACTCGCTGATGCAAGCCCGCGACTTTAGTCGTGGGTTATTGACGACAAAATCCCTATATGGCAGCCGCATCATAATATCGGAATAAATCGGTGCGTCCTCAGTCTCTGCCAATGTTCTGAGAAATTCCGAAGCGAAATTGTACACGGTTTTTGCTGCACGCCAATAGTTTGCGACGTATGCCATCGAAAATTGTGCGGCAAGTTCCCCATCCATCGCATCGGCGGCAATCTGACCGTTTTGGATAAGGCGGTGCCCAAGCGGAATAAATTCTTTCACATAATAGTCATAGCCCTTATCCAGCAGCTTGTTGGCCCCAGAATTCAAAAGAAACTGACTGCTCTGCTCGGCATACCAAAGAGCGCTGTTCACAATGATATTGTCCACAATGACACCTCACTGCCAATACAGTTTTATTGTTCCGTTAACAAAAAGAATCTGGCTGTACTCCTCGCCGTCAAGGACAATGCAGCGGTCCTCTCCGTGTTTGTGAGCGCCGGTACAATACACAGTTTTGTTATTGATAGCCGGGATGGACGGTGCCTTTGCCAAAACCAGCTGACCGCGCATTGCGCAGATATCTAAGAAAGAAATGATGTGGTCGCCCACCCCGGAAAACCTCCAATCTTGTTCACAGTGCTTTGATTTGGAAAGAACCATCGACATGCGGCAGCGGCTCTTTTGTCACTTTCAGAACGGAGCTATCTCGTTTCTCTGTCGCATATCGAATGGTTTTAAGAATCTCGTATGCCAGTTTGCTGTTGTAGGCAAGTCCTGAATTTGAAATACCAAAGTTCCCATTCCAACCAAGCCTTATCTTTTTGAGCTGTGGAATCAGAAGGTCACGGGCTTCGAGGACCCCCACCCCATTCCAGCGTGCATCATGATACGCCTGGAAGTGCTGCTCACCGTTACCAGAAATATCGAGGGCTTCATAAATGACGCCAAATTGCCCCATCAAAATACGTGAGTATGTATCCAGTGCATCAGCAACTACTTTCCAGGAAAGAGTATCCAAGCCAATGCTGTACTTATACGGAGCATCCTTTTCCGGCAGTTCTCGTGCATGATGCAGTATATCTTCCAGAATGTCGCTGCACTTGTTAGATAAACTTTTGACAGGTGCCGTTACGTTCACAGCTGTCAGAGCAGCGCAAGCACTTGCAATGTCTGCTTCGCTTGCTCCATAAGCCTCTCCAACCTCTTTGCAGATAGAGGAAAAATCGTTGCTATAAAACGTTATCATAACAGCAAGAGCGTGCAGGATGAAAGAGTACTGCTTGCTCGTGAAATCAATGTACATACGGTAAAAATCCTTTCATTTTCTACACTTTAATTATACCGCGGTTCGCAATTTCTCACAACGGAAAGCGCTAAATGGTAACAGTTTATACATATTTTTACAAGCAAAAAAGCCGCCTCCTTATGGAGGCGGCTGGACCCTTATTTTACAGCTTTTCTGATTTCGAGCTCGTGCTCATAGCAGCTTTTGCAAATCAGATAGCCAATGCCAATATCGTTTTGGATGGCCGCAGACGTATATGCGTTGTGCTCGTTGATGGTACGACCGCACGCAGCACAATTGAGTTCTTCGTTGGCATGAACCATGATGTCGCAATGCCCGTTCTGAGGTGGGGTGTACGGCGTATATTGCTTCTTGATGAAATCGTATTTCTGCATTTTATGGCACTCCATTATTCATTGTTTTCTTTCGCTATTATATCACAAATTGTGGTGCTAAACAAGAAAGCAGTCCCCCATAAATTTACGAACAATCGCTGACTTTGGAGATTGTGACGTTTGCTGAATGATTTGTACCTTTGAGCAGTATCCTGCCGTTAGATTTACCAAACGAAGGCCGGGAAAGCCCACGATTTCAATCGTGGGAGGTGTCAAGGACTGATTCCGTGAACGTCCTCACCAAAGCCTTGCAGCTATAGATGAAACATTCTGCTTTCAAACTTTGGTAGGAATCCAATCCACAATTTGCGGAACAAAGTCGGCTTATCGGAATATTGCATCGGAATAATATCAAGGTATTTTCGATATCGTTCCGAACGGATGAATCAGTGGCAAATGAAGGCACTTTTGCTTCCTGGACAATTTTGTTGCTTTGCTGTATGATTAAAGTACAACAATTAGGGCAATACAAAAATCGATAACGGCGAGGTACTGACAAATGGACGCGACAATGCAGACGGTTCTCCGGCTCCATGAGCAAGGTATACCTAGAAGAACCATTGCCAAACGTGCAGGCATCTCATTGCAGAAAGTGCGCAAAATACTGATTACGGCCGGGGCCTGGTCAGATGAAACATCAGAAAAAATCGGGAAGCTGCGTGCGAACGGTATGTCAGTTCCTGAAATTGCAGAAGAATTGGGTGTAAAAACCAATACTGTTTGGAGCTATTTGCCATACAGCAAAGGCATGTATAATCAAGAATATCCGACCATTAACGCCATTCGAGTCCGAAATTCGAAGCGAAAAGCAAAAGAAAAAGCCCTCACCTGCACGGATACCGCACAGAATGAGGGCAGTGGCGCTTGCTGAAGGATTCGAACCTTCGGACAGTCTCCCATCGTCGGTTTTCTGGACCGATTTCATCAACCACTCGAACAAGCAAGCAGATGGCGCAGAGGGTGAGATTCGAACTCACATGCCGCGATTTCCGCGACGGCAGCTTAGCAAGCTGCTGCCCTACCGTTAGGCGACCTCTGCATAATGCACCTTTTAACGTAGGTGCGACGTAGTGACCCCTGGCAGACTCGAACTGCCGACTCCAGCTTGAGAGGCTGGCGACTTGGACCAACTTGTCGAAGGGGCCTTATGGTGTGTCGGACTGGATTCGAACCAGCGAACCGTAACGGAGCGGTTTTACAGACCGTTTGCTTTAACCTCTTGCATACCGACACATATGGTGCTCCCGGCTGGAATCGAACCAGCGACACGCGGTTCTTCAGACCGCTGCTCTACCAACTGAGCTACAGAAGCATGGTGACCCGTGTGGGTTTCGAACCCACAATAACCTCCGCCGTGAAAGGGCGGCAACTCTACCAATTCGTCCAACGGGCCATATATAGCCGCAATCCTGCGGCGAGGGTTTATGCGATGACAAGGATGTCATCAATTTTCGTATCGAGCATTGCTGCTAATATCACAAGGTTATCGATGGTGGGAAGCGCGGTTCCGGCTTGCCATTTAGCAACCGCCTGCGGAGACACACCGAGCATGTCTGCCACATCCTTCACCTTTATGCCTGCTGCCTTTCGCAGGGCCTTGATATTGGCACCTGTCTGCTGGATATCAATAGTAGGAACGTTCATTTTTCTTGCTGCCTTTCTGTATTGCAGGCAACAAAAAAAGCTGCCTGCCGAAATCTCGACAAGCAGCTATGACATGCAGTTATCGCTTAGAAGACGCACCGCATCTGTACATGGTCTGTTTTTGCCTGTCGAGGAGTATGAGAAATAAAACTGCGTTCAAAGGACATGAACTCAGAATATTCGTAACTATACTCATACGACATGACATTAACAGTGTTGCACAGCATTTTGGGGTATCTCCTTTCGTTTCGTTCTGATATTATTATACCATGTTTTCGCAAGTTCGCAATCAACTTGTGGTTTAGTTTTTTGGTCTGTATACTCTCCAAAACAAAAAGCCGCCTCTTATGCGAGGACGGCTTTTCTTATTGTGGCAGGGGTAACACGACTCGAACATGCAACAAGCGGTTTTGGAGACCGCTGCTCTACCACTTGAGCTACACCCCTATATAGATACTCCAGCTGGGAGTCGAACCCAGAGTAAAACGGGACTTAAAGCCGCCGCGTTTGCCAGTTTCGCCACTGGAGCATATGGCGGGTTGTACAGGGTTTGAACCTGCGGCCCACGGATTAACGGTCCGTTGCTCTACCAGCTGAGCTAACAACCCATAAATGGCAGTTGTTGTACTGCCGGACATGGTACTCCCCGAGGGATTCGAACCCTCAAAACGGTGCGGTTTGAGCGCACTGTGTCTGCCAATTTCACCAGAGGAGCTTATGGCGGGCGTAGCAGGATTTGAACCTGCGACAAACGGATTAACGGTCCGCCGCTCTGCCTACTGAGCTATACACCCACAAAAGTGGCAGATAATGCTCTGCCGGGCATGGTGCGCTCGCGGGAAATCGAATCCCGAACACCCCGATTAAAAGTCGGGTACTCTACCGATTGAGTTACGAGCACTTGTCGCGCATCTTCCGTGCCTTGCTTATGGGAACACAGCTTTGAGGAATCTCACTTCCGATGCGCATGAAAGTGAGCGTTGGTCGAGAATGGTCGAGTCGAACAACCGTTGTCAGGGTCAAAGCCTGATGCCTTACCGTTTGGCGAATCCTCGAATATACATTATGTATAATAGCATACACTTTAATAAGCCTGGCTGGAATTCACTCCAGCGGCATTAGAGTGACCTGATTCTGATTTTCTGCATCAAAAAAGCACCCATCAGGCGTTGTGCGTCTGACAGGTGCTCATATCGTGCAGAGTATGGAAAACAACCGATACTTGGATGATTTTATTCAACCATCACTGCACTATGATTTGCACAAACAGACAACACAAAACAGCCGAAGAGATTCCAATTGCTCCACAGCTTTTGCAATTTGTTCTGTTTGTTCATCATGGCAGCAAACATCGTGCAGTTTTCCTTTCATCAAATTCAGCGTCTTAATTATACAATATGTAAAAGCCAAAGTCAAGGCTTTTCATAAAAATAATAGCAGGCCCATGCTCATTGTTTGACCGGTCTCCAAACAGCAATCTGCGCTATTGCATTCGAGAACGGTATGCCCTCACACGAACACAATTCGCTTAAAGCCTCAGCCATCCTGGACTCATAGTCAGCCAAAGCCAGGTCGATGGGCACCTTGATTTCAGCAGAACCATTCGTTGTTTCCAGAACGGGAGTCCTCGTGCTTTTCCTTTTGACGCTCCAGTTGTTTGCCAGCAAGTAGTCGTACAGTGCATACGGATTAACTGCGCTTATGCCTTCTCTCGATGACAGTATCGTATATGCCCGCTTGTATTTTCTGGTTCTTTCCAAGTCCCTTTCAGTTGGAGTGTGAGGGAGCCTGGTTAAGTCCATATTGCTGCGCAGGTCCGAGAGCTTTACTTTGACAGCAATAGAATTTTGCTGAATATACCAAAGATATTCAGCATACGATATACCCTTGCTATGGGTCAACGTACTCACAGTGTCAGCAACCTCTTTTGGAAACCCCGTTCTGATGTCTTCTATTGTGACGGACGTATCTTCGACCGTATCATGCAGAAATGCCACAGCCTCGGCTATTGGGTCACCTTTTACGCCTTCTGCTACAACCGTAACGTGCGCTTTGAAGTAATCCTTCCCCGCCTTGTCTTTTTGCCCGGCATGAGCCTTAACAGCCCAAGCTCTGGCTTTGGCAACCATCTCAATGTCAGACTGTTTTGTCATGGCGTTTCCTCTTAATCTGCTTTTTCTCTAGTATACATAACACTATTCGATATAGCAATCTGTTGCCTTGTGTTGCTCACAAAAACAAAAAAGCCGGGAAGCCCCGGCAAGCATGGCGGCCAGAGTGGGATTCGAACCCACGGACGTTTGCGGCGCCGCTGGTTTTCAAGACCAGTTCCTTAAACCACTCGGACATCTGACCATAAAAGGATGGGGCGGGACCGAAATCCCGCCCCACAGCAAGGAGAAAAAACTATCGATTACCGTTAGTTAGAGGATGGCAAATTAGTGGATGCCCAGGGAAGCGGCATAAGCAGCTTCACGAGCGGCAACCTGTGCCTGCAGAGCAGCGATGGAAGCGGCATAAGCGGCTTCACGCTTTTCAGCAGCAGCCTGAGCTTCAGAGGTAGAAGCGTACTGGGGTTCATTGCCAGCCAGAGTGCCAGCATAACCCTTGACGCCATCAGCGCCCTTGACAGTCAGGACTTCGTGACCACAATGGTCACAGACGTAAACGTTACCCTTGCGGGTCCAGTTGTGATAGCCACAGCTGGTGCAGACGGTGTACTCATTGCCCCAGGTGCCATTGGCAATAGCGGCGGCAATTTCACCGTGCTCAGAGACTTCAACGTTCTTGCGAGGAGCGGTCGGAGTAGTGGTGGTAGTACCGTTGCCCTTGTTGGAGCCGGTAGAAGTGTTGTCCTTACCGGTGTTGTCCTTATCGGGGGCCACTACATCGCCCTTGTCATCGGGAGTGGTGGTGCCGCTGTCGCCGGTATTGTCGCCCTTGTTGTCGCCCTTATCGTCGGGGTTGGTGACATCGCCCTTGTCATCGCCCTTGTTGTCATCCTTGCCGTCATCGGGAGTGGATGCAGAAGTGGCTTTCAGGGTCAGGACGTTGTCGTGGATGTCGTCGCCCAGGTAGTAGAACAGGCGGTCATGGTTCAGGCTCTTGCTGGATGCGGTGTAAGTATCACCGGAATCCGTGGTCCAGGCTTCAACGCTCTGACCATCAACGCTGCCGGGGAAAGTGGCGGTGTCAGTTTCGGTCAGCACAGTGTTGCCGTCAATCTGATAGTTGATGGTGATGGAACGCGGATTACCTTCGGCCGCATAGCAGGAAGTGATGCCGTCAGCGGTGAACCACTGGTCAACTGCATCGTACGGCAGAGTGTCGCCGGGATAGTAGTTGTAGGTGTAGCCGCCGTGGCCCTGCAGGGTAATCCAGTAACCGTAGTCATACTGGCTTGCCGGGAACGTCATAGAGCCGCCCGGAGCCAGGTCCTGGGAAGAACCGTTGCTGAAAGAGAAATGATAGGTGTCGCCGGTGGCTGCGAATGCTGCGACAGGCAGACAAGTTGCCATCATACCGGCTGCTGCAATCCCTGCGATTGCTTTGATGATTTTCTGATTACTCATGCTGTGTACTCCTTTGCTTTTTTGATTTTTTCGTCTATTTATCTGCATTTATTCAGATACCGGTTTGAAAGAAATCAGCCGCAGCTTTGCTGCGTTGCCCACCATCTGCCACGTGGAGGCTTTCTCATGGATGGTTGACGAAGCAGATATGTGCTTCGCCAGTGTCGCAACCGTCTTCGCCACTCGACACAATTTCGGTTTGAATTTATCCCCGTAAAATCGCATGTCCATGCTGCGCGGAGAGGATAAAATTCTTCGTGGTATGGTTTCGGAGTTCCGCGCCTGATTGGCCGTACTACACGCAATGCAGTACAATACCCCAGATACCTTTGGCGAAAGGAAGCGAAAGGGTGTCTGGATGGAGAAGGGAGATGGCCTCGAACCATCGATACCCTGCTTTGCGGCAGGTGCTTTATCCAGCTAAGCTATCCCTCCATGATGGCGGGTCAAGCCCGCCAAATAGCGTTACGCAAACTGGAAGTCGCCGTACTGAGTCACGGCGCGTTCCAGGCGCAGAGGAATGGTTTTTGTGCTCTTCTGAGTGATGTCCTCGCGTGCTACCTGAGCTTCACTCACGCCAGCCGCCTGCAGGACTTCATACAGATTGGAAGGACCAGTACCAGCATAACCACAGGTCAAGCCATTAACCTGAAGCGTGAAGCCGTGCAGATGCGGTGCCAAACCGGGAACGAAATCGAGTTCAACAATGACCTCGTCGCTCTTGTCGTTTACACGGTTGACAGCGATGGCGCGGACGTTCTGGTTGCCAAGCATCCCAATCAGTTTTTTGGCTGCTGCAGCGGTTTCAATGGTAGTCGTACCTTCAACATTGATAATTGCCTGTTCCATAAGTTTCATCTCCTTTCTATTATCGCTTCATTGGGTAATGGGGCTTGATGGCAGGTTCGAACTGCCGACCTGCGCGTTACGATTGCGCTGCTCTACCAACTGAGCTAATCGAGCACGATAGGGTGTTTTATGCTGGTCACCCCTTGAGCGAGAAGCCAACTCGCATCCAGCACCATTCGATAGCTGCATCGATGGATTCTGCTTTATACCCTTTCCGCTGTTTTCCGGTCTTATTCGCGACTAATACCGGGACTATTGGATACTATCAGGCACAGCACCTGTTTGTCTATTATTTTTGAGGCTGTCTCATCGACATTCGGACAGCGGACCACAAGTGGACCATGCTCACCAAGTTTAACGTCGTGGGTACGGTGACTGCGACGTGTGGAGCAAGTAGCGGGGGTCGAACCCGCGTCTCCGCCTTGGAGGGGCGGAGTATTAGCCGTTATACGATACCTGCATAAGATTGCGGGTGAACCCTCACTTAGCCCCGCCATGACATCCGTTTAGTAGGTCGTCATCCCCGGATGTCATCTTCACACCACCTGACAATCTTGCGAACCTCATCGTTGACGATACGCGAGAATCCAAGAAAGCGCTTGGGTGTTGGTCAACTTCAAATTTTGAGCCCTGTCGTTGATTCCCTGTCAAATCGGGTTAACGGTTGTCGTTGGGCTGTGTGTGAGACTGCGGCGAAACTTACCAGTTGCCGTGCAGCAATCTCGCCTTTACGGCTGTGTCGCGTCTGGATGCGCCCCGACTTGACGGGGATGCTCGTACGTTTGCATGCTTCTAAGACATTCGTCAGCAGCCGCAAGAGCCGCTGTCCGCCACCCGCCACGAGGAGGCCGTCTTAATGGGTGGCATGCTGTCCGCCAGATGTTGTGTATAGCATCGTATCATGTGACTTCGATACATCCAACGGATAGCGTCTGGAGCTGGAAATCGGACTTGAACCGATGACCGACTGATTACAAATCAGTTGCTCTACCAGCTGAGCTAAACCAGCAAATACAAACATTAGCCAGATGCCCGGAACACGGAAACATCTGTTGTCCGCCGTCCGCCGCGTGGAGGCTGTTTGCTTGGACGGCTGGCGCGGAGTTACCCACGCCAAAGAAAGGAAGGATATTACTATGAAACGGATGATTTTCACGCTTCACCTGTGTCAGCTCAAATGAAGCCATGCGACCAAGATTGGGGAAAGGAAAACCTTGATGTCTCAGGAGCCGTTCCTCTTCCTGAGAACAATTGTATTATACCATATATGTGGTATCCGGTCAATGAAAAGACACAATATATAGTGTCTAAATTGTAAACAAACATTAAGATACCACTATATCTAGTGGTTGGGGCAAGCGCATCACAAATGCCTTGTGGTTCCGGCAGATTGCAGGAAATTCAGCAAATCTTTGGCCGAGCTGACCTGTGAAACCACTGCGACGCTCTTTGCGTATAGGTCAGCAATGGAATCACCCTGTCCCCATTCGTCCCGTGGTTCGGCTTTCTTTTCAGTGACCTTCTCCTGCCGGAAACACCTCGTACACGCTGACATACAGCATCCCCGGCTTGTAGTCAGCGTACTCAACCAAGCGTTTTTGGTCGTATACTTTCACGTCAGAGTTATCGTCCGCTGTGAGCCAAAGATATTTCACATGTTCGGCATAGCGCGGGTCTTCGATACGATAGCTCTGCCCCTCTTTGATTTTCAAATGACGTGCATTTGCTTGGGCACGCGAAAACTCAACGAATGCGCCGTAGTCGCCAATCACGATTCGGTTATACCCGCTGGCAATGACCGTGCCGCTTCTGGTTTCGAGTTTGGTCGTATCGCCGGACATATTGCACCATTCCGGCAAAGTTTCTTCAAATTCTGCCCGCACATCCTTGAAAAAGGTACGTGGGATGGGCTTGTACTTGTATTCGTCGGCAAGCTGCTCTTGATATTTAAGCATCCGAGCGCCGGTTTCCGAGATTTTGTGCTTCATGATTAACTCATCCACTTCTTTTCCCACTGGTCGTATTCGGCAACTTCCCGTTTCACGGTTCTACCGTCTATCTTATATATCGTGATACGTTGTGCATAGTTTGCTGCGTGCTTTTGCAGCTGTTGCAGGGCCTCTTCCTCAGAGTCCGTTTGCTTCATCCAGAACAACTTTCCCCTGCTCACCGTAGTCACCCGTATAGCTGCTTCGGATGATTCGTGCGGCACGGTCGTTCTCCTGCTCTTCGTAGGCTTTAACAATAAAATCAACGTAGGTTTTGAACTTCTGCTCGTCACCGTCACGATGCGCTTCAATGAGTTTTCCAATCGTCACAACGTTGATTTGGTTCATGATTTTTTGTCCTCTCTTTCCATGCTTTAATTATACTCTTCCGTCAGACTGAAATGTGATTTTCTAACGATTGTTAGCGAAAAATTCATAATTTGAAAGGGCAAAAGCTGAACGTTGGAACGTCTGAATCAGGGCTTTCAACCTGGTATTTGATGACTCTTTTTTGTGCCCCTAAAGCCTTGTATGTCTGCTCAGCATTCACGCATAAGCCGTTGGCAAAGAAGAGAGTGGAACCATTGCGTTCACTGATATTTTCGGCAGAATACATTTTTGGCTTTCTGATTCCGGGGTCGAGATGGATTCCACCGCGCATCAGCTTTTCAGCATAGAACCAGACATCAACGCGGGAGAAAATGTAAAGCAGCTGCGTGGTTCTGAAATAATAGAGAATCTGGTCCGCACCACTCCTGTATACCCAGCCCGGGGTGTGCCATAAAGGGTCGATGCCATCCCGATACCGCCGCGCCACCCGTTGTTCGTTCAGAGCGTCAGGCACCATGGAGAAGTAGTCCACCGAGGTTTCCAGGTAGAAATTTCCGGTATTGTGACTGTCCACTTTCGCTTCCAGACCAAAGGTCTTGCCATTTTTCTTCCAGACGATGAAATCGGTATCTTTGTCTTGATATGATTTATCCTGAGTCACGTCATCGTAATGGCTAATGCCATGATTCACTTTGATAATCGGGTCGTTAAGGAATTTGCGAGCCAAGTCTTCTCCGAATTTTCCCTCATCGAGTTGCTTGGACATCTTAAACTGACGAGGGCTTTCTTCCCAGGCTATCATACTTTTACACGGCATCTGCCGAATTTTCAGGCAGCTGCGATACGATATGTGCAACGATACGTTCTGTACAGGCATTGACAACGGCGCTGGCAGTCCGCTGTTCACGCAGCGAATGGCAGAGTCCGTCGAGTTCGGATTCCGTGAAGGGATAGTCTGCCGAAGCAAGGAACTTCTTGCACAGTTCTTTCATGTCATCGTCGCCTAAAGGCTTGACGCGGTGTTTGAAAGTGAATCGGCGAATGAGGGCTTCGTCAAGGTTATCGACGCGGTTTGTAGTGCCAATGAGAATGACGTCATTCGGGAGCCGGTCAAGTTCCTGCATCAATGCGATGGTGACGCGGCTCATTTCAGCGACATCATCGCGGCTGCCACGGCACATTCCGATGGCATCAATTTCATCAACACAAAGAACACAAGGCGTGCGCTTTGCGTAATCGAACACTCTGCCGATGTTCTGCTGTGTCCGGCCAAGAGCAGAATTGACAAGGCCGGAAAATTTCAGGAAAACAAACGGTAAATTCGCCTTGTGTGCAATGTAGCGGGCCAATTCAGTCTTACCAACACCAGGAAGGCCCGTCAAAAGCAAAGAGCAAGTATAGTGGATGCCAAGCTCCTTGATGGCTAAAGCTGCTTTTCTGGTGGCCAAGAGCTTGTTGATGACTGTTTCTTCCTCCTCGCGGAGCAGGAACCGGCTCTCAGGGAAATTTGTGGCATCCTCCGCAATCAAGAGGTTTTCCAGGTTGGCGGGCAGCTGAATCAGTTCCGGTTTCAGAAGATTCAACTTTCTGAGTTCGTTTTCTTTGAACCTGGCGTCCTTTTCGGGTACATTCTTTTCAAGCATGATTCGGCACTGAGTCTGCGCGTTTCGAATATCGCCATCCACCACAAATCGAATTAAATTACGTACGTCGTCTGTCATTTCATTTCCTCCTAAAAAAGAAATAGGCCGCCAAATGGCAGCCTGTTAATATGAGGTTATATTCCGATTTTTGTTTCTACTGCAAATAGTGTTTACCGTCGAAACAGAGAGATTGTATTCAGTGGCAAGCGCCTGCACCTTCTCGCCTTCCCTGTGGCGTTTAGCAATCAGTGCATTACGTTCCGTGTTTTTTCGCGGACGGCCGCGTTTCTGTAAAATTCCAGCTCTGACATTTTCCTGATGAAACGTTTCATAAATCGCCGTTTTAGAGATTCCGTATTCCTTGGCAATAGTGCTGACCGAGACCCCTCTTTCGATTTTGCTTCGAATATCGGAATTCCTTTGATTGGTCTTGTCTTTCAGCGCCTTGTGATAGTATTCCTGACAGGTTTTTCCAACTTGGCGCATGTCCTTGTAAAGAGTGGATTTTGAAATACCGTATTTCTCACAGATGTCTTTTGAGGACGTTCCTGCCTCATAATCCGCAAGAATCGCCTTGCGCCTTTCATCCAACTTTTTGGAATTTGTATGTAAATGCCCTGCAAGGACGGTACGGACACTGCTTCGAGACAAAAAGTATTTTTTGGCGATTTCCTTATCAGTCATTCCGGCTTTCGCATCTTCCAACATAGCCGCATTGCGAACTTTCGTGGCAGCAGACTGCTTTTTCTTGTTCTTCTTAATCGTAGCTTGAGCGTATTCAGAAACAGTATAGTAGCACTGCTGATAGGTCACGCCATGCTTCTTTGCGATTTCAGCAACCGTCATCCCGGCTTTCGCATCTTGAATCATAGCTTCGTCGAGAGGTGCTCTTTTTGCTTTCTTTGCAAGATTCTTTTCTTTTGCTAGGTCTCTCACCATGGCATAGCAATAAGAGCTTGAAAAATACGTTTCCTTGGCGATTTCCTTGACAGTTTTGCCAGAAAGATACATTTCCCGAACCTTTTCGCGGTCTTCTTTGACCTGCTGCTTCGCAACATCTTTCTTTGATGCAGCCATGCAATTATTCCTCACTTTGACAACTTTTACTTTTCCCTGGGCCTGGACTATACCGCTTCATGGCGCGATATACGCTTCCCTTTTTGAGCCCGTATTCTTCCGCAAGCTCTTTGACAGAAACGCCGTTTTTGTATTTCCTGACCATCTCGGCGTTTCTTTTCTTGCCAGTCTCGATACGGTTTTGGCTGTGGATTTGTCGGCCATTCTTTCCGTGCGTATGAAGAATCCGATAAAAGAGCGTTCCACTGATGCCGTATTTTTCCTGGAGCTCCGGAGATTTTGCGCCCATCTCATATTCATGAATCATCTGGGTTTGCCAGGCTTTCTTCTTTGCTTTCCTCTGCCGGGCCTGTTCTTTGTAAAAGTCCTTCAGACTATATCGGACAGTAGAAACACAAATTTGATACTTTTCGGCCAGCTGTTCCTGGGACATACCGTTCTTGGCATCCTCCAGCATCTTTTCATTTCGTGCTCTGACTTTGTCATGAGTTAGACACACGTGGGTAATCTTGTTAATCGGCATTTTCGCTATTCTCCTTAGCTCTGGCTTTTACGTTATACTGGTAAATCCCATTTTGATGAAGGATAAGGTAACCTAGTGAAGGGCTGATATTTACCTCCCTGCTCAACTCGATAATCGATTTTCGAGGATTTTTCTTGTAAGCATCAAGAAAAGTTTGGTTCCGCATCTTTTTCTCTTTTTTGAGAGTCGTTTCAATATGATTGTATTTTTGGCTTTCGTACTCTCCGCTCGAATGCAAGATTGCATAAATACGCTGCATGGAAATGCCGTACATCTTGCCCAATTCTCTGGCCGTCATACCGCCTTTATACTGTTTAATAATTTGCTCATTTCGAGTGGTAAGTCTCTTCCTCTTTTTTTCAAAATAACGAGGCGGCTCCTGCGTACCTTTTAGAATCTTGTAGCACATCGTTTCTGAAAGATTATATTCCCTCGCAATTTCTAAAATCGGCTTTCCATTTTTGTAATCTTCGATGATGCTTTTATTGCGGTTCATGCGTTCTTCTTTGTTTGACATAAAGCCTCCGATAAAAAGAAAGAGCAGGTTCAAAACTGAGCCCGCCCTAGCCTTTCGGTCGGATTTTGCCCGACCAACGATGTTTTTTGATGCCTTTCGTTCTATATTTTGTATTATATGCAATTCGCACAGATACACAATGTTTTTCTTTCTGGTAATTTATGGTAAGTGTTGTGCAAAAAAATAAGACCACCACCCTTTTTGGGGCAGTGGTCTTGATTGCTATTGCTTTTGAAAATCAATCCAGTAGTTTTCCGGCCTTGTATGAGTGGTACAAATAGCTCGGATTACAATAGTAAGTTGCAGTATTAAAATCTGAGATGTCATCGCTAATGAACGAGGAAAATACATCAATTACATCCTGGACACTAGGAGTGCTAGTACAGTCAAAGATGATGCGCTGGTACACTTTTCCGATATCTGTATAAGATGGAACCTTGTAATGGCAGTTAGACACCGTATCATACGTTCCTTCCGGCACAGGAAAAAGCTCACAAATTTCATCGGCAGATTGCTCAAAGCTCTGGCAGTGAAACACATCCGCTGAGTCGAGAATTGCCTTGACTCCGTTTGTGCCAAGAGCAGAAACCACATCCTTGCGATGATTCCTCGTAACGCGGCCGATATATTCAATCAGGCTGCAGGTATAAAAGACATCGTTTTTGCTGTAGGTTGCAGTTTCAGTCATACTTCAATCGCCTCCTTAAAAGAGAGACATTTCAAAGCGACTTCCGTGTGAAAGCTGATTTGATGCGTGGGATGCTTGAATTTTGCCAACGCCCAAAAAGCTTCACGGCTAATATCACCGCTTAGAAAGTCGTTGACGTAGTTCCAAATGGTGTCATCCGCCATGGGTCCTTCCACAATATCATAGTCATGATGTTTGCCCGAGCGACATATAGCAATAAAATCAAGCCACTCATCACTCATTTCGGGGAATTTCTTAATATTTAGCATAGGAGATTCTGTATATTCAAACACGTTGACAATACCACGAGACCTGCCTTTTTTTGACCAGCGAGCGGCTTGTTCGTAGTTGCTAGTGCAATAGAATCCCCATGAAAAATCTTTGGCGTACCTTGTTTTTCTGACCTCAGGGTTGCGGACTATTACATCGCTGCCATGATACAGAACCATTATTATCACTTCCTTGCATATATTATACTTGTTTTTATGTGTTAACACAATCATTTCGTATGATTTTGGTTCCTACGCTTTCTGCTGAAAGAATCCGAATCAAAGTTTCGTTCTAGGAGTATCAGCTGTTCGATTCACCCGGCAGCCACTGCTGCGGATAAGCACGAAGGCGGTTACTCGGCACGCAGTCATTCAGAGCAGAGTTCTCAGCAAGCGCCATATCAATGATGTAGTAATCATTGCCGTTGCGCATTACATCGACGCTCCACTGCCCTGTCAACTCAATGCGAGGAATAACCTTCTTCAGTTCAGCCAGAACAGTTTGAACGCTTTCGTGGTAACGCTGGTTCAGAATGTCTTCATGCATCTTGTAGACAACATAATCATGGCGTTCCTGTGGGCTGCTGACTTTTTTGAATTCGTTCTTCATAACATCGCTGCGCCAATAAGGACTTGCGCCAAGGATTTCCTTTGTATCAAAATCCACAAACACGCGATATTCAGTGTGCAGCGGCAAACCGTTGTAGATGGTGGGGTTATTTTCTTTGTCCTTGATGTATTCTCTGACGACCCACTCGTTCGTGGTGTTCGCGCCGTAGAAGCAGCGATTGTTCAGAGGGGATGCCATCGAGCATGTCAGATGATTCAAAAACAAGAAATACTCGCCCATCTCATTGATTTCCTTCGGGTTATGGATATGAGCGTTGCGGAATTCGTATTTGGAAGAATACGTGCCCGTTTTGATAAAATAGTCTTCGTATCCATCAAGATGGAAGACTTTCTGGCAATAACGGTTCACGATTTCCTTTGTAACGGGATTCAACGTCTCGAAACCAAGGCGGGTAAGCTGCAGCATGGTGATAGGGACGCGAAGAATTTTTGTGTCCGGAACCTTGAAAAATGCGCTGCCGTACAATCCCTCTACCAGAGGAGGAAACCAGAAGCCCATAGAGTTGGGGTTCATCTCAAGCATCTGATAAGTGAAGTCATCAAGGTCGAGGATGTCAAGACCTTGACGGAACATGTTGTAGTAGAACATTTTTGTGCTGTCGTTCTTTGCATTCTTGTAGCCTGCGTAGTTTTGAAGCAATTCCTTGTACGACGGCTCAGAAATGTCAATCTTCATCAACTTTCCGGTGAGCTGCGGACGGAGTTCTTCGGGGTAGCGTTTCAACTCCTCGTTTGTAACCTCTGTCATAAAGTCGCGGTTGGCAGAGTATGTCACATAATAGCCACCGCGTTCCGCGTTGTAGATGTACAGACGCGTTTCAAGCACCAGTTCTGTGACGATGCGGTCAATGAGCGAATTGAGTTCCGGTGGGAAGTAGACCTTTTTGTCGAGAATTGCTTTGACTGTAGCTGTATCCCACTGGAGCATATTTTCATGCAGCTCTCCGCTTTCAAGAACCTGTGTCTTATAGACCTCATCAAAGGTTTTGAGGGCATCAGGGTCAGTTTTGAGCATTGCTGCAAGCTCCTCATAGGAAAACGGCTTATCTTTCTTATCGGTTAAGATGGCGCTGATTTGTTCAAACATGTCTTTTGTTTCAGTCATTTGTGGTCTCCTTTTCTAAAAAAGCCACCGTTTCTGTAGGAAAACAGTGGCAATGTATAAGTGATATGGTTTAGCTTGCAATGTACAACTCGCTGTTGGAAATGTTCTCCAGCCAGTTTTTGTTCATTACATTACCAAAACGATATTTCTTCTGCGACTTGTAGGACCAATCGCAGCCGGAAACGACATCACCGATGGCGTTCAAGTACAGCTCGCCGCTGTAAAAGTCGATATCGCCGGTTTTGTTGAATTCGTATTCGAGCTTGTCTACATGAGGTTCACGCTTCTTATAGATATTCGAATCGAGATTCTTAGCACGCCCTTCGTTCAGTAAATAAGCCAGATGAAAGTCCGTTACCTTATCGTTACGGTTATATTTCAAGCCACTAAGGATACTTTTACTTTCATACGGGATTACTTCGTGGAAGTTATCACTGCTGATGCAAAGACCGCACATATAGTCATCTTTTTCATCGCAGTAGGCCCACCACTCCAGACTCGCCATAGCAAGGTCAGCCATCTTATCGACAGCTTTTCCGTTAGTGACCATGTAAAAGCTTCCAACGGCGATACCGCGCTCTTTGACAGCTTTCAAGGTGTATCGAATTGCCGGTATATTCAGAGAGATTTCCCCACCGGTAAAGGTAAGAGAGCTGATATAAGCTCCCTTCTCAAAGTTGTCGAGAAAAGCATCGATGTACTTCTCCTGAATATCGATGCTTTCGGCATCTCCGCGCAGGCAGTGCGCACAGCACATATTGCATCGGCGCGTAACTTCTATGAATACGTTGTTTGCGCTATAAATACGCATTTTTTCATGCCCTTTCTGTTATTCTTCCTCGCAATCCTCGTAGTCGTCCATGAAGTTCTCGTTGCGGTCGACGATAACATTCACATCCGGCGGAGCGATTTTAGTCAGACCATAGTTCAAGAAGAACGAGCCGGGAATGTCATCGACATCGCCCCAGTTCCAGCAACCACAGTTGATTTCCAGCTGTCGTTTGCCTTCATCCGTCTTGAGATAGTCCTTGACAGCACTGCGCAGGACCGTTTCGGGGTCACGGATTTGCTCCGGATTGTAGCTAAACTGAATCAGTGTGCATTCCGTTGCGGATAAGCCAATGACCTCATTGGCGACGATAGTGAATACTTCCATCGTAAGTTCCCTCCCCTCACGCGTTGACGATACCGCCGTGCTTGGCAAGCACTGCATCCACCGTCTCAACGGGGACATACCCATAGACGGTAAATAGCGGACGGGCTTCGTTCTCGGCATACGGCAGAAACTCCTCGACCGTCTCAGACAGATTGCCGAGCTCGACCTTGGAGTAATCGCCGTCCTGCAGGTCCTTACTCGGTCTGCAGTAGTGCATGCTGCTTGCCTGAATCGACAGGTTGAAGCCGTCTGCACAGACTGCAATCGGCCGAAGCGCAGGGGTGCCGAAGATGGTTTTGGAAAAGGTCTTGCGGAGAAATTCGTTAACATTGTTGATAGCCATAGCGGTATACTTCCTTTCTGTTGTATGAGATGTTTTTTGTCAGATGTACTTTTCCCAGAAGCGCTCGAACTCTTCGTCCGGCATCTGGGCTTCGGTTTCATCCATCACACGGTCGTAAGTATCACTGGAAATGTCGGTCCCGACAAAATCAGCAACAGCCTCATGTCCACGCTTTTGGATGGCATCCTTCAGGATAGCCCACCGACATTCATGGATAGCGTCCGTGAGCGATTTGCCGTCGTGCGCTTCCCAATATTCGCCGGTCTGCTGGATTCGGTAGAACTCATCCAATGCGTTGTTGACATCGTTCTCATCCATGATGTCAGAGACAAAATTGAGCGGGTAGGACTGCCCGTCAATTTCGACATCTGCATGGCTGAACGAGTCATCATCATCGGGGCTTGCGCAGCATTCGACAGCAAAAACTTCATGGGTTTTGCGGTTGGCTTTGCATGGCAGATTGAACATTGCACCGGAATCAAAGCAGGACTCAATGCAGGCATTGACCACATCGCTTACGGGAGACTCTGCAGCCTCCTGATATTCCGGCATGTGCCAGATGTCGATGCTTGCCTTGTTGGTATCCTCAATGTTGCGGACCTTCAAGACACGGATACCCTTCTTCTCCATGTGAATGACGGCACGGCACAGGTCCACACGGATTTCGTGTGAATCCATAATGGTGCCACGGTCATCCTTAGGTAGGAAGATTTCGATAACTTTGTTGATGTTAGGGGTTTCGGCGACGAAGTAGACCTTGTCATCGTGAATTTTGAACATTGCGTTATACTCCTTTTTTATAGTTGCGCAAACAAAAAAGGCAGGCCCACCAAGACGGTGAGTCTGCCTTATGTCTGCAGAATTGTGAATTGTACGAAAGGCAGAATGCCTTTTTCGATGTTTGTTATCTATCGTACATTTTCTATTGTAGTCAGTTCGCACAGCTTGTCGAGTAAATCAGGTGCAATTTTTATGGTTTGCAAATCCCGCACGCCGAATACCCTTCCTGGATGAGCTCATCGCGGGGCCCCATATAGTCGATTCTATTCTTTTGACTCATGGACTCGACTACAGAGCAATCGGGTTTGTGAAACTTCATAGTGCTTGTATTCAGAACGTATGTTTCGTCTATTACAAGAGGTCTGCTGTTTTGTTCATCATTGGACTCTGCAGCAGAACCGGCTTCAATCCGATTCTCATCATGATATTCACCGGAAGTGAAACTTACCTCTTTGCCATCCGAGGTGCAGTAAATATCACCCAGCAGGTCTGTGCGATAAACCTCGACACCTTTGTTTTGCAGCTTGTCGAGTGTTTCCTGATGCGGGTGGCCGTAACTGTTCCCTGCGCCACAAGAAATCACAGCATATGTTGGATTTACCGCATCCAGAAAAGCCTCTGAGGTAGATGTACTTGAGCCATGATGCCCTACTTTCAGAACTGTTGACTGAATGTCTTGTCCCGATGCAAGTATCACGTTTTCCGCTTCCTGTTCCGCATCTCCGGTAAAGAGGAACGAGGTGCCTCCATAGACAATACGCAAAACAATCGATGTATTGTTCGTATCATCGGGAACAGAATTAACACCAACTATCGTGAATTCTGCTTCCCCTAGAGTATAAGTGTCTCCCACATCCGGTATGGTAATGCCTCCGCCTTTCTGTTCCGCACAGCTTGCAAAGTCCCGAAATGCTTTGCTGTCGTATTCCGTCACAGGGCATAGAGTCATGTCCGCAGTGACGGCCTCAAAAGCACCGGACAAGCCGCCGATGTGGTCTTCGTGCGCGTGAGTCCCAACGACATAATCCAGGTGTCCATCGGCTTCACGCTGCATGACCGAGTAAAGAACGTTAGAATCATCGACATTGCCGCCATCAATAAGCATTGAGTGGCCGTCGCAGGTAACAAGGGCGGAATCCGCCTGCCCTACGTCTATAAAGTGAATGGTAAAGCTGCCGTCCACCGAACCGCCAGCCGTCTGGTCACTGCTCACAGTGCTTTCTGAGACGACCCCGATACCGGATGGACTTTCCGATATTATCGGATTCTGACCGCAGCCGGTGAAGCTGAGTGCAAAGAGCGTAGCGATGATTGCCGCCGTGCTCCGGAATAGATTGTTTTTGAGTTTCATACTTTTTCTCCTTTCAACAAAAAAAGCGGACCTACCCCGTGATGGGATAAGTCCGCTTAAAATACAGATTGTGAATCTTACTGATTGTTTAGTATCCGTTCACACTATTTATTGTACTGGATTCGAATAATATAGCAAGTGCTCATTTCTCACCGAACTTGATGTCGATATATACAATCTCAAAGCACAACGCAGCGCTCAAGACAAATCCAAGAACAACATATGACGGATGGGTCAAGGACCAGCCAGGATTCGCTAGATACCCATGCCAATATCTAATGTTAAGTACAAAAATAAACACCGGCAGAATTAGATACCAGATGCTTTCCAGCACAATTTTGATATTTTTTCGCATCTCACTCGCCTCGAAATTCGAGCGGAATCATGGTCCGGCGCTTTTGGCTTTCTGAATACCAGATAACGCCAAATCCGACCAGGATAGCGAAAATGATAATTTTCAAAAGCTTCTTCATTTATTTCTCCTTTTATGCTGCGGATGCAAAGATGTCACCGCAAGGGCAGTTATAAAACATTTTATACCGACTTGCCACGGCCGATATATACCAATTCTTAATATCTCTCTCCTTTTTTAGAAAATTTTTATCGCTGCGAATATCTTTATGGCATCGTGATATTCGCAGAATAATTGTTTATGCTTTGCTCATTTTTGTCAGTCGCTTAGCAACTGACATGATGAGCCATTTCTGGGTTTTCTCTGAGAGTTGGCAGGGCTTGCATTCGATTTTCTTGCGAATCCCGCAGGTACTTTCGCCGTTGTAATATAGCAGAACTCCTATACCATCAGGAATCTCATCTTTGACTTTCTTGTATAGTGCTAACGGCATCGCATAGTAGTTACAGTGCCCCACAAAGTTGTGGCCATGGTCAGAGTGAAAGTCACTCACGGAAACCTTAATTTCCACGCAGGTGATGACGGTGTCGATGGTGTATGTATGTTTCGTCTTATATAGCCTGCAGAACCGTTCCGTACACGGTTCATTACGAAAACTCCAGTTGGCGATATCTTTAGGGCATGATACTTCCTGCGTCCACTGCCGGACGGACGGCATAACTAAGTCTCTGTCCTCATCCCTGTACATTGAGAGTTTGCAGGTCCCACATTTTGTTTCTGATGTGAAGCACTCTTGGACCCGAACGAAGTCAACAAGACCGGATTTTATCGAACCGCACTCGACAGGTACTTCCAGAGCGTCGAAGCCTTGACGGAACGAATCAACCCGGTATCCACCATAGTTGGCAGGATGCCAAACCTTTAGCGCTGATTCTATTTTTTGAGTCAGAAGAGTTTTTGCCATGGCTGCTCCAATCCTCATCGAATGATTTCGTGCGCAATAACGTCGGATTCCGTACAAAAGATATCGCTGTAATCGGCCTCATCATTGCCCGCACAGACCTCATGCTGATATGGTGCAGTACCCTTTCGCTCGATTTCGATGCGCCAGATACCGTTCGTATAGCGCACTACCAAAATCGTGTCATCATCCAAGAACAGCCGGACTCCCTTGACATCGAAGCAACCAATTTCATCGACCCCATAGTTGGAATTATCCAGGCAGACAAGGTCGTCACTGGACCCATAAATTTTGACCACGTTGCACCTCACACCGTTTTCTGTTCGCTGGTGACAATGCGCGGGATGAATAGAAATTCAGTTTTTCTTGTTTCAGTGTTGGTCCTCCGAATGACCGTGCCATCCCGGATGATTTTCACGCCATCCTTTTTGATGACGGGCTTTTCATCGCCGACAAAGTTCATCAGTTCCAATTCCTCGACAGTATAGTTGTCCCGGTGCAGCCATTCCGTGAGCTCACCGTCATCGTCGAAAACCGGGACAGCCTCGCTTCCCAGCGTGCTCCTTGCTTTGAATTCATTCATAGTTTTCGTCCTCCTTGCAACAATTTTCCATGCGTATTATCAGAATTCCGGGATTATATCTGAGCTTTGCAACATCCATACAGCTGCAAAGACTCAAGTTGATGGCATTACCCAGCTTTCTTGGTTTTCTTGGTTTCGGGTTTCACGATACCGCCGTTGGCATCGTAAACATTGTACGGGAAATCCCCATTGTTGACACGCTTGGCAACCCGCTGCCCGGTGGCAGTCTTATAATACTGGTTCAGCCGGTTTTGGCGGGGTTGTTGACTGTGTCGATGTGTGTTTGCTTATTGCACTTATAATTCTAAGCCGCTCGCATAGCTGGTCAACTGCCTCACCACCCAAAAATTTCTTTGTAAACAAAAAAATAGCCCGCACAGAACTGAATCTGTACGGGCTGGTATTAGTCATGAGGATGTTCGTGGCAGGGTTCAGGCGGCATACCATGCGGGTCAGGCTCGGGAAAGCGACCATGGTCCCCGATGATTTCCGAAGTGCGGATACCATTGGCTTTTCGGCAAGCCTCGATGGTCTTAGAAAGCACTTCCTTGACATCGCGCGGGTTCTTGATACGACGGATATCGATTTCCGGTGTCATGGCATCCGTGGAGCAGAGATGGATGCTGCCGACACGGCAAAGGCGCTCATAGAAGTTCTGCTTGAACGCGATGTCCCGGACACGGTACAGCTGAATCTCATCCTCGCGCAGGTTGAAGCAGCCACGCTGGATGATGAGTTTGGTCTCAGTCAGGGTGTACTTTGTAAAGGACAGCGGCAGAGAAAAGATGGTGTGGCGTTTGCGGTCAGTCCAGAGAATTTTCTCCTTGTCCAAATCGATGCCGAACTCGCCGTTTTTGAGGGTGGACATGGTATGACTCCTTTCGTAATGAGATTTGTTTTGGTTGTTGGTATTTGAATTTGGTGCGGGATGGCGGTTTGTATTATTTACATTATACCATTCATTTTCTTGATATGCAATTATCATTATCAATAACTCAGTCAATATCTAAGTTGCCAAAATCCTCTGTGAGAACGAAGACGCTCTGGATGGATATATTTGGAAGGCTGGACATCCACCTCGACATCGAGTGCCGGGATGAAGACCGCGATAGTTCTGGTTATGTGTCAGGAGTTACGGTGCCGTGATTTTGCTTTTTGATTTCTTTATTTAGAAATTCGACAGACATTATAAGGGGTTCAATAATATCTTTATAGATATATATTTTTCTTCTATGCCGAGAATCGTTGTTTGCGCTGTACACTATCATGACAAAATCCGGCTTTTCAGAACAACTAAAAGATTCGTCTTCACAAAAACCATAACTTGATTCAGATAAAAAGTCGTCCCACCATCCATAAGGCCGAATATCGAC